ATTCCCCCGGCTCCAGAGTCCCCCGCTCCGGCCTCTGCGCCGTCTTCTCCTTCAGGCTGTCGATGCAGGATTCGATCTCCTCCGCCAGCAGCCCCCGCTTCCCCATCGCTGAGACCAGGTGCCCCACCCGGTGCAGCATGTCGTCGCTCCACTCCTTCTTGTCCTCCTCCGTCGTGAGCGAGTCCTCGACCATCTCCATGGCCAGCAGCATTCCGAGGACCACCATCGGTGCCCCGGCCGGGAGCATCTTGTACGAGTCGTCGTGGTCCTCGGCGAATCCCATCTCCACGAACTTGTCCCAGGCCGGTCCGTACCTGACCTTCTGCACCAACTCCAGGAGGTCGAGGACGCCCATCTTCGCCTCGTGGGTGCAGTCTTCGTTGTGCTCGTGCTCGGCCATGCATCTCTCCTTAACGAGAAAGCCCGGTGGGGCGGCCACTGTCGGCCGCCCCACCGGTCACTTCAGGTACTACTGGTCAGACGCGGACTACTTGTCCTCGTCCACGGTGGCCAGGGCGAAGACCTTGTCGTCGTCGCTGTCCTGGACCTCCGTGCGGTTGATGACCCGCTCCACGACCCGGTCGGCCAGGTCCTCCCAGACCCGGTCGATCGTCGGGAGCTTCTCGGCCTCCTTCGCGCCTTCCATCAGCTCCAGCTGCGGGCGCAGGCCCTCGGCGGCGTCCACCAGGTCCTCCGTGGTGAAGAACTCCGGCATCTCGCCGTGGTTCCGGGCGATGCCGTAGCGGCGCACCCGGTCGATCGCCTCCGCCGCGAAGGCCGGGACGAACCCCTCGAACGCCTTGAAGACCACGCCGTAGTCGACGTCCATCAGGTTCTCGGCCCCCAGCTTGGCCTCCACCAGCTTGCGGACGCCCTCCTGGTCGAGCGCCCCGATGTGGATGACCGCGTCCATGCGGCCCGGTCGCAGCATCCCCTTGTGGATCTTGTCGACGTTGTTCGTGGTCAGGACGCCGATGACCGGCACGCCCTTGCTGGTGATGCCGTCGAACGTGTCCAGCAGGCGGGAGATCTTCGTCGGGTCGTTCTCGTCGGCCACGACGTCGATGTCCTCGAAGAACACCACGGCCGGGGCGTACATCTGCGCCGTCCGCATGACCGTCTCCAGGTTGTCCTGGGGGCGGCAGAAGATGTACGTCCAGCCGTTGTCCACCGCCTTCTGGGCGGTGATCATGCCCGCCAGCGACTTGCCGGTGCCGTACGGGCCCTCCAGGAGCACCGCCCGCTTCAGCGGGACTCCCTTCGACCGGAGCTTCTCCGTGTGCTCGATCAGCACCCAGACGTTCGCCATCAGCTGGCGCATGACGTCCTGCGTGTAGACGACGTCCTTCGGGTTGACCGTCGTCGTGTTGAGGAAGTTCGGCGTGCCCGCGCCGTCGATCGCCCGACCCTTGTAGATCGAGCCGGTCTCCAGGTACCGCTCCATCGCGATGAAGAGGCCCTCGACAGCCGCCCGGTGGCGGCGCGGGCACTGGACCCGGACGATGCCGACGTTGCCGAGTTCCGCGTCCTTGACGCCGCCGACCGCGATCTGGCCGTCGAGGGGCGGGAACTGCGTCCACCCGTCCGGGACCTGCATGGTCTGGCGGTAGCCGACGTCGATCGTGCGGAAGGTCGGGTTCTGCTTGCCGAAGAAGGAGTACGTCGCCTGGCCGACACCGGTGGTGCCGAACAGGTTCTTCAGCGTCGCCATCAGCGCCGCCGCCACGTCGTTCGGCCGGAACTTGAAGACCCGGTCGAAGTTGTGCTCCTCCTTCTGCTGCTCGTGCAGCTGGCTCAGGAAGTCGATCGCCTTGGGCAGGTTGCCCCGGTACTGGCCCGGGAGCACGAACTTCTTGCCCTGGAAGACGATGTCGTCCTCCTGGACCTTCGATCCGCCCAGCTCGGTCAGAGCCGCCAGGATCATCTTGTCCGTGTTGTCTTCGGGCTTGTCCGCCACTGCTTCGGCGAGCATGCCCACGAACGTCTCGATCTCGTTACCCACTGAGTGCTTCTCCTGTTCACAGCTTCTCGGGTTCTCCTCGGCGCATGAACTCGAACTGTTCGTACGCCGGTCTCGTGCGGTCCGTCAGCATCTCCGCCGTCAGATCCGGGTGCCGTTCCATCAGGAACTGGACCGCTCGGGTGATCAGGGCTTCACGACCACCTCCCTCGTAGACGTCATGGCACTCCGTGCACGCCAGCCAGTCGTCCGACATCTCGGCCACGTGCTCGATCCCCAAGGCCCCCGTTTCCGGGAGTCCCAGCCTGAACGCGTCGCACGGGTACCGCCACTCCGCTTTCGCGGCGCAGCAGAAGTCGCAGAGCTTCATGTTCATCAGCTCCTTGTCTCCGTGCTCCACGGACAGGCCCCGTTCGAAGCAGTCGATCCCGAACACGTTCACGCAGGTTCGAATCGCCGACTTCCAGTCCGTTGCTGTCGTCAGCTCCGTCCTGGCCCCGTTCGGGTGCACAGCCATCCAAATCTTCGTCATGCGTTCCGGCCCTGCCTCTCTGTCCGGTTGGGGTGATGTGAAAAGAATGCCTCACATGGACACCCTGTCAAGGGTTTCTGTCGCGCCCGGCCGAGTTTCGCCAGGCGCGACCGGGGGCCCCGTCCAATCCAACCGGACGGGGCCCCCAGCTACATCACCGGATCAGCGGCGGGCCGAGCAGACCGGCCACGCCCCCCATCCCTGCGACGCCTGCACCTTGGTGGCGATGGCGATCTGCTGGGACTTGGACGCCTGGTTCGCCGTCCGGGCGTACGAGCCGCCCCCGTAGGCCAGCCACGTGCTGTAGCTGAACTGGAGGCCGCCGTAGTAGCCGTTGCCGGTGTTGATCGACCAGTTCCCGCCGGACTCGCACTGCGCGATCCGGTCCCAGACGCCCCCGCCCACAGAGGAGCTGGTGCGCGGCGTCGACTTGGTCACGCTCTGGCTACGAGCGGTCGACGAGTGCGTCTTCGGGACCGAGCTGGAACCCGGTCCTCGGGTACCGTTCCCCTTGTGACCGGCCGCCAGCTTCCGCTGGTAGCGGTCGTAGTGGCTGGTCCACCACCAGTGGCCGTTCGCGTCCTGGTACCAGTACTTCGCTTTCCCGCTGGCCTGCTGGTGCGAGGTGCTGGTCTTCACGGACGCGGACGAGCCCGCGCTGGATGCGCCGTGGAACGACCGGACGTACTGCTCTCCACGGTAGCCGTGGTTCGCGTAGTAGTCGTACGTCGTCCCCTCGGGGAACTTCTCGGAGCAGTGGAACGAGCCGTCGGCGATGAACCACTTCGCGCACCACGAAGGCGCGTGGTCGTAGCCACCGTCGGCAGCTGACGCCGTACTGGCCGTCGCCATCCCTCCGAGCACCGCAGCCGCAGCCACGGTGGATACAGCCGCCAAGCGGGCAGCCTTCTTCGACATCTGTCTTCCTGTTCGTCGGTTCTATGCGGCCCGAAGCCGCCCTACTACCTGCGGATCAGGTGATCAGCTGATGCGTCCGAACCATCCCGGGGCCCAGTACGACGTCTTGTAGATCACGACGCCGACTCGGGTGTTGGCGGCGTGAACGTACTTGCCGCCTCCCAGGTAGATCCCGACGTGGTACGCGCTGCCCTGGCCGCCCCAGAAGACGAGGTCTCCCGGTCGGGCAGACGACGCGGAGATCCGCCTCGCCATGCTGGACATCGCCTGGCTCGTGCGCGGCAGCGACCTGCCTGCCTTGCTGTACGAGCCCTTCACCAGCCCCGAGCAGTCCCAGCCCGACGGGCCGTTTCCACCCCAGACGTAGTCGTCCCCGACCTGCCGCGCCGCGTACGTCGCCGCGTACGCGTACTTGCCGGAGCCGGACACCGTCGCCCTGGTCGTGGACCGGGACGTCTCGGTGACTGTGCTCCTGCTTGCGGGCTTGCTGGCCGACTTCGGCTGCTTCTTCAACTTCGCCTGTCCTGCTGCCGAGAACGGGTACTCCGTTCCGGTGCCGACTCCGCCCGCCTTGATGTGGGCGTCGTACTTGCTCTTGTGGCTGGTCCAGTACCAGTGCCCGTTGATCAGGTACCAGTACTTCTTGGCCGCCACCGTCGCCTTCACCGTGGACTGCACCGACCGGGTCGCCGTGACCAGCTGGATCTGCTGGGTCGTGGCGTTCGCCTCGGGCGGGTCCACCTGAACCGGTGCCTGCTGCTCCGGTCCGTGCGGCGCGGGCGCTTCCTGGAGCGCCAGGCTGGACAGGTTTCCTGCTGCTGTGCTTCCGGCGTCCTGCCCGTTGTCAGCGGTCAGGACGATTCCCGATGTCGCTACTGCGGCTGCGGCCACGAACGTAGCGATCGTGCGGGTACTGCCAGACATCAAGCTTCCGTTCGACGATCTTCGCGGCGCAGTACTAGGCTCCTCCGTTCCACACGCCGCCTTCTTGGGGTTGTGCGCGCAATCTGGGTTCCACGTCTCCTTACGCTCGGCTTCTTTGAACCGAGCGAGGGCCCGATTCTTAACCGGTCCCTTACTCGGTGTCCAGCACCCCCGGTCAGGGCCGGGGCGTCTTCACGTGCTGCCTCCAGTTCTCCCGCTCGTGCGGAAGCAGGTACGGCAGCCCCAACGTCAGGAACATCTGGCGTTCGTCTTCGTCGAAGTCGTCCCCGTCGCACCCGTCCTGGCGTACTCCGGCGGCGTCGACGATTCCGTACTGGCTGAGCTTCCAGCCCCGCTTGATGGCTTCCTGGCGCATGTAGACGTTGAGGGAGGCAGGCCCTGTCGTGAAGACCATCGTGGCCCCCACACAGTCCAGCGACGGAGCCTTGTACAGCTCCACCCTGACGTCCCGTACGTCACCGGCTCCGCCCTTGGGCGTCCACCGGATCGGCAGAACGTCGTTGCCGGGGAACTTCGACCACTGCTCGTTCCAGACGCTCAGGTCGTCGACGTCGGGCTCCGTCCAGACCACCAGGTCCACGTCCGACACCACGTCCTTCTGCCTCCGGAGCGATCCAGCCAGGTCGACTCCGAGCCAGCCAGGCAAATGCGCTGACTCCATGGCGTCCAGCACTTCCTCCGCAACCGCGAAGGCCGTGTCATACGCCGTCGGCCGTCCCGTCTTCGTTCCCACTGCCTGCCTCCCTCTTGGTGGTGATGGTTAAAGAATGCCTCTCATGCCACCCTGGTCAAGGGTTTTCTCGGTTTATCGCCGAGAATCGCCTTGATCTCCAGCCGCGACTTCTGGCCCGGCCGACCGGCGTTCCTCCACAGCCTGAACACCGTCCGGTCCGACACCCCGTAGAAGCGGGCCAGCTCCACAGCCGACCGGTCCGACCACAGGATCGACTCCCGGTCGTCTTCATTCACCCGAGTCGTCAAGCTGCCTCCTTGCCTCGATCCACGCCCACAGAGCCAGCGCGTCCTGCCGTACTTCCTCCGGCGTCTGAGGCTCCTTCCGGATCCCCGTACGGCAGTGGCAGCGGCCTTCCATGTGCTCGACGCTGCCCATGATCTGCCGGAGCTGGCACTCGCGGTGAAGGGGAGCCAGGTACGTTCCCGCCAGCCCCACGACCGTGATGAACGTCCCCTGGTCCCCCGCCTCGATCGGCAGCTGGCACCAGTTGCAGTGCTCCATCACGGGCGTCATCACCTGCACGCCTTCGTCGCAGACCCCGGACGGCCACCGCTCCCCGAAGTACGAGGGCGGTGGCATCACCGCCTCCATCAGGTCTCTCACTACAACTCCCTTCGCTTCCTGGACGGCGTCTGTCGCGCCCAGCGGTCTCCCTCAGAGCCCCACAGATGGCGCAGGTTCTGGGCGAACTTCTCGGCCCCCCACCTGCGCTTCACGCCCGACAGGACCTTCTCACCGGCTGCGGCGAAGTCGGTCTGCATCCGGAGCATCTGCGGTACGAACCGCATGATGTCGAACCAGCCGTCGATCTCCAGCCGGAACTTCGGCACCTTCTCTGTCGATCCGTCCCCGTACTCAACCGTCCTGACCCTGAGAGTGGCCTTCACCGACACTCCCCTTCACCCTCTCCACGATCTCGTCCGAGGCGTGTACTTCTACGGCTGAAGCAGCTTGCGCCACCTTGGCCAGGCAGCAATCACCGACGATGTGGAACGAGTCGTCTCCCAGAAGCTCCATAAGCTCCAGCTGAGACGTTCCGATCAGGCATGTCGTGCCGCAGATCGCACACTTTCTTTCTACGTCTCCCGGCTCCATGTGCTCAGCCGAGCGCCCAGCCATAACATGCATCGCACTGCCTTTCGCCGACCCCCTCGGGGAGCTTTCTGTTGGGTGTTAAGAGGAATGATTCCTCTCATGCCCGCATGGTCAAGGGGTTCAGGCGTTGTTCTGGCAGTGCATCATGGCCTTTCCTTTGTCCTTGCTCCGGAAGCAGCAGATCGGGCATTCATACGTCTGCTCCTCCCGTACAGCCGGGCAGCAGTCCTGCGCATCTTCTTCCGTCTTATACGTCGTTTCGCACTCGGTGCACTGGTAGCGGGTCACCTCCGACCCTCCGTTACAGCACCTCCGTGCCTGCTCAACGGCTGTCTTCAGCTCGTCGTCGTTCTCTACCTCCCACTCTTCGCCGCAGGCCGGGCATTCGATCGTGATGCCCGACTTCTCCAGGCAGCAGTCCCTCGCCGCATCATCATCGGCGTGGACTTCCGAACAGGTCCGGCATTCGTACCCGGATTCCTCCTCCACGTTCGGGCAGCATGCCTTTACATCGTCTTCGTCGGAGTCGCGATATCCGCAACCCTCACACACATACTCAACAACGTCTTCTGCCAGCTTCAGGGTCAATTCGTTCTCCCTTGCCATCCAGAACCCAGACTTCTTTACCTGCCTTCTCTGAGATTTCGACCATGTGCTTCGTGCCTTTACTGCTTTGCAGGTCGCCATGGAACGCAATCACCAGATCAGGTTTCTCCTCCTCTAGTTGCTTCACATTCCTGTGCGGACCCGCCAGGGGGCAGTACTCCTTCCCCTGACGGTTCCTGCGTCGGTGCGGACGATCAGGGCACCACGGCCCGCACTCTTCCCACCGCGCCGGTACGGGCTTGTGCTCCACTCCGTACCGGCGCATGCTTCGCGCCCAGTCTCCGGCCGCCCTGTCGGCCCCCTGGGCTCCCCCCTCGATCACGGTGAACGGTAGCCCCACATGCTGGAACAGCGCCGACAGGACGAACCTGACCATGAAGCGGTTCGCCCACTTCCGATCACCGGTTACGAGGACTCTCACGCCTGGCAGGAGCCCTTCGGCTTCTTCGCGACGATCCGCTCACCGCGAGCCAGCTTCAGCCTGCCGTTCAGCAGGTCCTTGATGCGCTGAGAAGACGTGAACGACGGCCGGTGCTGCTCCGGCACCCCGACCGGCTGTCCCGTCTGCGGGTTTCGTGCCCAGCGTGCGGGCACCTTCGTCACTCCGAACGAACCGAAGCCGGTGATGCGGAGACCTCGGCCGGTGACGATCTGCCTGGCCATCACCTCCAGCAGCGTCTCCACCACCTCCTCCGCCTCGGTCACCGTGCACCGGGCCTCCTTCGCGTACGCCTCGACCAGCCCCATCTTGTTCATCGGGTTCTCGGATTCGTACGGAAGTTTTCGGGCCTTCCGTCGAGGAAGCGTCAACTTCACCATTACTTCTTCTCCTTAGGTGGCCGGATCAGGCGACCCGGCTGTTGGAATCTGTCGTCGTGCACGAACCCGAACTTCTGGTACCAGACCATCAGCTGGGCGTCTGTGAGGGCGTTCTCGCCGTCGATGTCCCCCGCTACCTGGAGACCGACCGTGACTCCGCTTCTGTCGGCGTCTTCCAGAACCTGCTCTACTAGGCGGGTTGCTTCGCCTCCCTTGCGATGCTTGGGCTGTACGTACAGCAGGTGCATCACCCAGGTGTCCTGGGTGACGCGCCACATCTCGGCGAAGCCGTGCTCGGTCTGGTAGCGGGTCCTCACGGCATGTCCATCCAGTACCGCATCGCGGCCACGGCCGGGTTCAGCTTCCAGTCGTCCGTGTACCGAGTGAACTCCACCGGTCCGTCGTTGCGGCGTTTCGCCGTCAGTACCGTCCTGTCGGCCAGGAGGCAGGTGACCACGACCATGTAGTCGCCCTCCAAGGCTCCTCCGTTGTGCGCCAGGACCTCCTCTACGGCCCGGTTGACGTTGTGGACCGTCATCTCCTTGCCGTCGGCCATCAGCTTCAGCATGACGTCCTGCGAGCTGGCCTCCGAGGGGAGGATGTTCTTCACCCCCAGAACCATGCCGTACATGTCGTCGCGGACCATGTGCCGCATGCCGGAACGGAAGCCGCACAGCAGGTCGGGTCCGGCGTAGAACTGCCAGGCCGCTCCTGTACCCAAGTGGTCCTCGTGCGGTTCCGGCCACAGCACCCCGCCGAGGCCGCTCATCATGTTCTCCGCATGCAGGATGTCGACCAGTTCTTCCAACATGTGCGCCACCGTCTGCTCGTCAGGCAGTTCGCTCACTTGCTCTCCTCGTAGAACTTCACGCCACGGTCCACCAGGATTTCCCGGACCGGCCGGTAGTTCGGTTCGTCGCGGAGCTTCGCCCTCATGCCCCACTCCTTCACCGTCTCCGTCGCCGCCATCGCCACCGCCGCGTCCTCCATGTCCAGCGGCAGCGCCACACCATGCGACGTCGACGTGTCATGGCGGATCTTCGCGCGGGACCTGCGGCCTTCCTCCAGAGCTTCTGGCACCTTCGCCAGGGCCGGGTCCAGCTCCAGGTGGCGGGGCGACAGGCAGTTCGCCCACCGGCCTTGCCACGTCAGCTTCAGGTTGTCGTCGACCTCGAACCGCGAGATGACCGTGTAGAAGTAGCCGTTCTCGTCGGTCCCCACGGTGTACAGCGCCCGCCCTGCCTTCTCGGCGATCGGGTCTCCCGACAGGAACAGCTCCTGGATCTGCGGCTGCGTCCTCCACGCCCGGTGCTCCGGCACCAGCGTCATGCCGACGTACGTCATCAGGATCGCGCTGGTCTGACGGAACGTGCCGAGCGCCAGGGCGGCGTCCGCGACGCGGTCCATCACGTCTTCGCCTTCCACCTCCGCGACCTTCCGCACCTTCATCGTGTCCAGGGCGATCACCCGAGCCCACGGACGGCCACGGTTGCCTTCCGCGTACCAGTTCTCCAGGCTTCGCTGCTCTCCTTCGTCGAACCACATCAGCTGTCGGTCGGTCAGCATCCGTTGTTCCTCCGCTCCTGTTCGTCCGCGTACTTCTTGTTCCACGCCGAGCCGTCGCCCGAGAAGACCATCGCCAGCGACACCGGGAACCGCTTCTCCACCCGGTACCGGGGCGGCAGGCCCCGCTCTCGGAGCTTCTGGTTCAGTGCGACGGCTTCTTCCACGACGGTCTTTTCTACCGGTCCCGACCACAACGCCGTACCACGACGGTCGTTGCGGTCCGTGACCATCAGCGCGAACGTTGGCGCTCGGTCCGTTCCTTCCAATCCGGTGAGCATGGCGGCCTGGCCTCCCTCTGGTGGTGTGGTGAGGTTTTAAGGATGCCTCTTCACCACATTCAGTAAAGGGTTCGGGCCTCTTACGGGCGAGAATCGCCATGAATCTTCAGGGCTTGATGGCCGCTCTACAAGCTCCGTCAACGCTCCACACGTCCTTCATGCGTGCGGCCCGGACCCCAGGAGAAGGAGGGGTCCGGGCCGCTGCGTGGGCTACTACAAGGCTACTTAGCCTTCGCGCGCCATGCTTGGTGGTACGTCGGGTTCTTCTTCCTGAAGGCTTCGGAGTACTTACGAGCCAGCTCAGGATCCTTCTGTCTGCGTTCTCTCTGCCACTCCCGTGTGCAGTCCTTGCATCTCGTCAGTCCTTCGGCCAATCCATCCTGGTCATCAACTGCTCGTCCGCCTTCAGGTTGTTCTGCTGGCACCATTCGAAGAACCTCTTCATGCGCTTGAAGGACCCCGGCTGCTGCATCTGCACCATGAGGTTCTCCCGACCACCGAACGTAAAGACCATGTAGTTCGCGTCCAGGGTGTCGCCGTACTCCGTGAACAGCTTGTTCAGCGCCAGCGACAGGTCGTCCACGGTCTTCAGCTCCTGCCGGACTGCCTCCAGCTTCTCCGCCATCTCCGGGGGCAGTGCCTTCTTCGCGTCCAGGTACACCCGGTTGAAGGCGTCGGTCCGCGTGAAGCCCATCATCGTGCGGACCATCTCGGCGTCGTACTTCTTCGCCAGCTTGTTGAACAGGTCCGTGAACTTCGCCGGGTTCAGATCGCCGTGCAGGATGTTCTGCTTGACGACCTGGACCTCTTGGCGGTCTTCGTCGAACACGTTCGGGTCGACGATCACCGCAGGTACAGCTTCGTACCCCAGGATGATCGCGGCCTTCTTGCGGTGGTGGCCTCCGATCATCCTGTAGCGGCCGTCGTCGTACGGTCCAGCGATCTGGATCGGCACCAGCCAGCCGTTCTCCGCGATCTCGTCGACCAGTGCGGAGAACGTCTTCGAGTCCATCTCGTTCGGGTTGCCCTCGAAGTCGTCTACGAGGTTCAGGTCAACCGTCTCGATCGGCCAGGTCGGGGCCGTTACCTTCTCTTCTTCATCGAATGCGTCGAACATCAGGCGTCCTTGCTCAGCTCGTACACGAAGAACCGTCCGGACCAGTCGCGGCCCTTGAAGGCAGCGTTCAGCTGGACTTCTTCTTCCTTGTGTCGACGCAGCCCCATCTCCTCAAAGAGTCGCCTCCACCATGACTCTGTGCGGATCAGGACGTGCGTCACGTCGTCGTCGTGGTGGTGGTCTTCTTCGGCGTCCTCCAGAGCGATCCGGTGCCACATCGTTCCCCCGGACTTCAGGACTCGTCCCATCTCCATCAGGACCGGGACGATCCATTCTTCCGGCACGTGCTCCAGCATCTCCCAGGAGCAGACAACATCCAGGCTGTCGTCCCTCCACGGCAGTTCGGCAGCATCTCCCAGGTCTACGTACGGTGCGGCTGCTGGCGGGGACTGAGAGACGGCGTAGCGGCTGATGTCCACCCCTACGGCCAGGAGGCCCTGCTCTCGGGCAGCCTGTACGTAGAAGCCCTTGGCGCATCCCACTTCACCTACGGTGGCGCGGGGCTTGACATGCTCGGCCATGATGCGGGCCGTGATCCTCCAACCGGGATCGTCTCCGTACGCCGTGTAGTTGCTTCCGTCAGCGTGCTCGAAGTAACCCTCTCCATAGAGAGCATCGTCCATCGCCGTCATTGCGGTCATTGGGCCTCCCTGTACTCCACTTGCGGGCGGTGGTGCACCCACGACTGCGACACCGAGGCGTCGAAGTCCTGCGGCTGCATGTGCGCCCCCGAACGCCCGATGTGGACGGTGCGGGACGTCCGGGGGAACGCGAACTTGCGGTCACCAAGCACTCTGTACTTGATGTTCCAGTCCCATCCTGACAGGTTGCCGTGCCCCGAGCTGTAGTCGTGGTCCCAGGTGGAATCGAACTCTTTCCACCGGTCCGGCCACGTCCCCCACCCGAGCGGGCTGAAGTCCGTCGATACGTAGACGTCTTCGTTCGGTCCGTCAGCGTGCGTGTGGCAAGCGACCCCCATCACTGTCGGGTCGGACCGCCACTTCCTGTCGCACCACTCCAAGTACTCCAGGATGTCCGTCGACACCAGAACGTCTTCTTCTGCCAGCATCGTGAACTCGGACCCGTTGCGGAAGCTCTCCGTGTAGGCGCGATGCGGGTTCGACAGGACTCCCATGCGGCGTTCGTTCAGTCTGGCTTCCGTGAACGGGTGGCCCGTCTCTTTGTGCCAGTCGACGATTACCTCAAGCATTCTTTCAGTTGCGGGCGTCGGCTCTACGTAGAACTCAAACTTCCAGTCCTCGATGCCGCGTACGTTCGCCCACGACTTCAGCGTCTCTGTCAGATACTCGACTCGGTCGCAGATCGTGAAGACGACTGTCCTCATCCTTTACGTCCGATCCGGATCACCGTGACCCCGTGCTGGTCCGGTACGAAGCCCCACGGGTCGATCACGATGCTTCCGGTCGCCCAGCCCATCTCGGCGTACTCGTCGTGGTTCGTTCCGATGACGATCAGCGCCGGTTCCGGCCAGCCCTTCCGTTCGGCCAGGCCGTCTACGTGGCGGTCCCACATCTTGTGGGCGATCCCCATCGCTTCCAGGTAGTGCGACAGCAGCAGGGACGGGCTGCCGTTCGTCAGCGTCAGGTTCTTCTTGTACGCCTTGCCCAGGATCACGACCGGCAGCTTGGAGCGTTCTGCCCAGTCCTTGACGATCTCTGCCAGCCAGTGCGTCTGTGCTTCGCGTGCGTGCACCAGGTGGCCCATGAAGTCGTACGACAGGTCCAGCTTCTGGGCCAGGTGAGACATGGCGATCAAGTCGCGTGGGTGACAGGCACCTCCGTCTCCCATTCCTCCCCGCATGTAGCGCGGCGAGATCACCCGGTCCGTCGCCATCATCAGCGCCTGGTGCACTTCGTCGCAGTCTGCTCCGGTCTTGTGCGCCATCTCCATGACGGTGTTCCCGAAGACGACCTTCGTCGAGATGAACGTGTTGTACACCACCTTCGACAGCTCTGCCGACGGGATGCTCACCTGGACGGACGGGCTGCTGTGCATCTTCCGGTACATCGACAGCAGCGGAAGTGCATCCTCTTCGGAGTCGGTGCCGACCAGCACCATCTCCGGGTTCAGGAAGTCGTCGATCACCGTCCCCATCGCGATGAACAGAGGCGAGTACACCAGCTTCACGTACTTGTTCAGGAGCGGGCGGATGCAGCGGTCCATCGTCCCCGGCAGGACGGTCGAGATCACCACCATCGTGATGTTCTTCTGCTGCCTCAGTGCTTCCCGGCACACGCTCTTGCAGGCTTCGATCAGGTACTGGTACTCGAAGTCTCGGCGGGTCACCGGCATCGGTGCTTCCCCGCCGTACTCCTCGTCGTGCGGTGTCTGTACGGCCACCAGCACCAGATCGTCTGTGCCTGCCACCACGTCGTGCACGGACGGCAGGATCAGCAGCTTCTCTCGGTTGTGCTTCAGCAGGTCGTCGATCCGGTTCTCCACCGGAGGCTTGACGCTTCCTCCAAGGATTCGCTGCGGCCGGTCGGAGATGTCGTACCCCAGTACCCGGTATCCGCTGTACGCCGCCAGCGACAGTGCGCAGGGGAACCCCAGCTTCCCCAACCCTACGAATCCCACTGTCCCCATGTTCAGCCTTTCTTCTTCAGTACCGCCACCATGTATCGATTGTCGTGCGTGATGTGCTCCACCGTCTCCACGGTCAGACTCCCGCACATAGCTTCCAGCTTTTGGCGGTCATACCAGTCGGCATACTCACCTACTGCATCGAAGTGTCTGACGAACTTTTCGAACAGCGGGTGGCTTTCAGTGTCTTGTGGCGGCTCTGTTCCTGTTGCTTGCCGCCATCCTTCATCGCTGTACACCATCAGACGCACTTCTCCCCCGGGGCGGAGAAGCTGTTCGGCTTCCTTTAGGACTTCTTTAGGCCACCTGATGTGGTGCAGCACTCCATTGCAGTGGAAGACATCCAGACTTTCCTTCGGCAGGCGGAGGAACGGCGGCTCATTTCCCACCAGGTGGATGCTCTCCGGTTCCTTGCCGGACAGCATCATCACCCTTGCTGCCAGCTTCAGATTCCATTCACTGATGTCCGCGATCCTCACCCGATTCCCCTGGATCGCATACTCAAGGGACTCAAGCCCGTTGCCGCATCCGAAGTCCAGCACGTCCTTGTCGTGCGTGTCGTCCAGCTTCAGCAGGCTTCTCCACTTGTTGCCGTAGTTCCTCCATCCCCCGTATCGAGTCCGTCGCATCCCCTCCATGACCTGCTTCAGGTCGTGATCAGGCATCTCCATCATGTCCTGCGAGGAGAAGTACCCCACGTCATCAACGGGGGGATGCGACCACTGCCGTACGTGCTCTTCCCAGTCAGCCACGGATCATCTTTCGAGCGATGGCGGCATCCTTGTCCCGTCCGGCGCTCATAGCAGGGCTTCCGAACTCCTCGGATCGGTATCCGGCCTGCGACTCCTGGTACGTCTGGTCGTTGTTCTTCCCCGTCATATCGAACCTCTCGTGCTCGACATAGATCCCCGGCTGAACTCGGTGGATACCTGCCGCCATGCCGACTTCGTGGACCCATGAGTCGCAGTGCGGCGACAGGCTGAAGTGGCCCCACGCCTTGATCAGGCTCGTGCTCACGCAGGGGAAGCAGCACAGGTTCGGCTCATGGTTCGACGGCAGGTTCAGCACCGCAGGATGCTGCTGTACTTCGATGACCGAGTCCCAGCCTTCGGTGCACATCACGACGTCGTCGTTCCACAGGAGGCACCATTCACCGGCTGCTGTCAGCGCCAGCCGGTTGTAGTACTCGTGCAGCCGGTGGTAGCCGTATCGCGGTCCTTCGAAGACGGCGCAGTCCATCTTCTGGGCGATCAGTGTGCTCTCCTGATCGTCATCATCCGTGGCTACCAGGATCTCTACCTCCGTCGGCTCGTTGGCCTTGTCCCGGAGGTTCTCGATAGTCGCCTTCAGGCGTTCGTGCCTGTTCCGTGACGGCAGCAGAACACTGATCATGCGGCTCCTACGCCCTTCCAGTTGGCGATCTTCTCGTGGACTTCTCGGCCTTCAAGCTCCGCCTTGCAGACCAGAGCGATCCGTTCGGCCGCCCTTCCGTCTCCGTACGGGTTCGGAGCGGACGCCATGTTCTCCCACTCCTCCGGGTTCTCCATCAGCCACTTGGTCCAGCCGACGATCTTCTCCCGGTTGGCTCCTACGATCTTCAAGCCGCCCGTCTGTACGCCCTCGGGACGCTCGGTCTCATTCCTCAGCACCAGTCCGGGTACGCCCAGGCCCAGGCACTGCTCCTGGATTCCTCCTGAGTCCGTCAGAACCAGCTTGGCGTGCCGCAGCAGGTTGACCATCTGGTCGTACGGCAGCGGCTCCACCAGCTCCACCTTGGGGCAGTCGATCAGGTGGCGCGGCACTACGTTTCGTACGGTCGGGTTCGGATGCACCGGCCAGACGATCGTGGAGAACATCTTCGACTCGGCCAGCTCTCGTACCGCTTCGCAGACCTCCTCCACCGATTCGGCGTTCTCCCGACGGTGCAGAGTCACCACGGCGTAGTCACCTGACCGCAGTCGCTTCCTCTTCACCAGGCGCAGAGCATCGATCTCCGTGTTGCCGGTGATCCATGTCTTGCCCGGCGGAAGCGTCATTGCAGCTTGCTGAGTCGGAGCGAAGCGAAGGTCGGCTACAGCATCAATCCAGATGCGTGAGGCTTCCTCCGGGAACGGCGACTGGATGTCCCACGACCTCAGTCCGGCTTCTACATGCGCCACCAGCGTCTGCGACAGCCATGCGGTCTGTGCTCCTACGCAGGCAGACAGCGTGTCGCCCTGCACAACCACCATGTCGGGTCGGATCTGGTCCAGGACTACTTCCATCTCCCTGCCGAGCATCCAGAACAGCTCGTGCAGGCTTCCGGTCTCTCGTTCCAGGCGGAAGTTGTACTCCGGCTTCATCCCCAGGGCGTCGAACGTCTGGAGAGCGATGTCTTTCTGCTGGCCGGTGAACACCCAGTGGACGTCCATGCCCAGCTTCTTCATCTGCTTGTACACCGGAGCCAGCTTGATAACTTCCGGACGGGTTCCTGCGATCAGCACCACGGGCATGACAGCCTCCCCTACAGCTTCCTCATGCGGGTCTTCGGTCCGTCGTACAGGTCGGCTGCGATTCCCTCGTGCATCAGCCACTTGCGGACGCTCCACTGCGTGCACTGGCCCCGCCTCGGGTCTGCCTTCATCGCGTTGGACATCTCGATCATCTGCCCGTACAGGTCGGAGAGGAAGAACTCAGAGTCCATCTCCCCGAGAGCCTTCTGTGTCAGCTCTCGGTTCGACTCCGACATCAGCCCGTAGACCATCTTGTCGTTCGTCTCTTCCTTAACCACATTCTGGTAGTGCAGGAAGTGCTGCTCGTTCCAGTACTCCATGTCGTACTTCTCGGCCACCCACTTGCCCAGCCACGACGACTTCCGTACGGCTTCTTCGTAGTTCTCGTAGACCCACCGCAGCATGATGCGGGCCTCTTCGAAGCTGTTGTACAGGAACGGGTACTCGTCGAACTTCTCCTGGAACATGCCCTGCACCCAGTGCGTGCGCGGTGCCAGCAGCACCGTGCCGTACTGGGTCATCCACATCATCTCGGCGAACCCGACCGAGAACCCTTCGTGAGCTGACGTGTTCAGGAAGACGTGCGCCTTCGATGCCCGGACCTTGAACTCGTCCGACGAGACCTCGGTGAGGATCTCGATCTCCGGATACTCCTGCTTGATCGTGTCCAGCATCCAGCCCTCCGCCTTCGGAGAACAGATCTTGATGTCCACGTCACGGCCGAAGCGGAAGAAGCTGTCGTACTCCCGCAGCATGATCGGAGCCCGCTTGCTACCAGCGTTCAGACGGCCTCCGAAGAAGCATGTGAAGCGTTCATTTTTCGTCGTGTCGTGCTGGTCCAGGACTCGCTTCGTACGCGACGGGTCGAACCCGCACGGGATCACGACCCCCTTGTCGATGATGCGGCGGGCCATATCACCAGACACATACCGTCGGGCTGCCGCCATCGCGTTCTTCTTCTGCGTCTCCGTGTCCCACACCGGGTATCCGTATGCGTACCCCAGGGTCTGTGCCATCAGGTCGATCTCAGTCGTCTGGGACGGTGTGAGACCGAACTCTGCCGTCATCGACTCGTCGATCACTACAGGGAACGTCTTCGGCAGCCGGTGATCCCACAGCTCTCGCATCATCCCGATGGTCGTCGCCCTCCGGGACGTCACCAGCAGATCCAGCTGAAGGATGCCGTTCCGCATGTTCGCCAGCTCCATCAGCGACACCGGAATCTCGACCAGCTTGTCGTAGTAAAGACCAAGACGGTCCGCCCACACCACGGACGTACGAGGCCACTTCTCTACTTCGCCGATCCAGCCCTGATCTTCACAGTCCTTCGGCAGGATGATGTACCCCCAGTAGTCCTCATGCTTCGACCAGCTCCTTAGCTGGTTGTTGAACATGACGACTTCTGATTCGCCTGCCAGGTGGCGGAAGCTGGTGATCGGCAGGATGCCTACTCGCATTGAGGCATTCCCTCCTCTACTCTCGAATCGTCCTTTTGCTCAGGGGACACGCCCCCCGTTCCAGTCATGCGTTCTGGTCGGGGGGCGTTTTCTCATTCTCCCCGTGACACAGACAGATGCAGCGCGACCCGCAGAACTTACATTCCGCTGGCTTCTTCGGCCCCGCCAAGCCGTGCTTCGCCTTGCAGTACTCGTGCTGTCCGTGGAAGCACGACGTCGACAGGTACTTGTGGTCCATTCTCGCCTCCTACATAGGAAAAGCCCGCACCCATACAGGTGCGGGCTTCCCCGTTTATCTTGCAGCTGTCAGACGCCCGGCGTGGGCTCCTCCGGCGTCGTGGTGTCGTCCTCGTCCACGGCGTCACCGGTCTTCAGCTCGATCGTCGCGACACCAGCCGGTACGACGTCCACCGCCAGGGTGGCCGACAGCTCCGGGTCGGTGCCGTTCACAGCAACCGTCAGTACGGCAGAGCCGGGAGCACCAGAGACGACCCACGCCTTCTGGTCGTCGTCGGCATCCACCTCGACCGTTGCCACCGACGTGTCGTCCACGGTCCAGGTGACATCCACGTCGGTGTCGTAGCCTGCTGCGTCCTTCGCGTCGAGTTCGACGCTGAACTTCTGTCCGGTGTTGATCTGCACGGTGTCTCCTTCGTTGATCAGCGTCCTCGGCGTTCGCACGTCGGACTGTTCATCGACTACGGGCCCCCGGTACAACGCGGTCTCTGTCGTTCCAGCCAGGAAGCCGTAGTACCGCTTCGCTGTCGTCAGAACGACTGCCGTCCCCTTCGCGTACGTCTCCTCGGACGCCTGACCCACTTGGCGGTCCATGAGGTCCGTGTGCGCGTAGGTGTCAACCGCAGCCCGTAGAGCTTCGATCCTTAGATCCAGCATCTGCTCGGTTGTCGGCACAGCTGCTCCTTCAAGTCTCCTCTACGGACTGTACGGCATTACCCCTTGACGGTCACTGCTTGGCCTTGAACTCCAGAAGCTGTTGCACCACCATCTGCGCGAACTCGTCGTCCGCCAGTTTCGTGGCTTCTGCCTCCGTCGGCTTACGAAGATTCAGCTCCTCGTCGAAGATGCCCCAGGCTGCGCAGTACACGCACAAGCTGGCGTCTCCAGGCTTCGGTCCTCCCGGCTTGTTCCCCAGCTGCTCGATGTTGTCCTTCCCGCAGTGGGGACAAGGCTTCTGCTCCTCCTTCTTCATCTTCTGCCGGAACGCCAACTCCAGGAACACCTCTCGTCCTTCCGGACCCTTGGCCCACGCCTCTGCCTCTTCGCGGGTTCCGTCGAACTCTCCGTTCACCACCCGCTGAACGAACCCCTCCTGTCCGATCTTCCGCAGATCCTCCACCAGCTGCATCTGCGGCATCGCAAGGGGCGAGTCGTAGTCGTCGTACATGCCCGCCCTGGCCCTCTTCACGAGCCTCTCCAGGCCGTTTACAGGCGGCAGCTTCTCCAGCTCCTGTGCAAGCCTCTCCTTCGTCGGGAGAGCCTTCTGTCCGTCAGCCACGTGTCCTCCTACGCGTGAGTTCCGATGTACACCACTCCGCCGTCTACGTCGTGCTCCTCCGGGGCGCAGCCCTTGTCAAAGCTCGACGAGTCGATAAGCGAGATCACTCTCAGTTCGTCCACCAGTCGGTCCGGGCAGAACAGCACCCAGTCTTCGTCTCCTCCGTTCTCCGACAGCAGCCGATACTCCTCCGGCGCTTCTTCGAACAGCCAGATGCGAAGCTCATCCTTAGTCATCTGCGGCATCTACTGCTCCGTTCATCAGCCAGTTAGCCGGTCGATCGTGAGCGCTCAGGTACGCCCCCAGTTCCGGATCCAGTTCATCGATCCCCACCGGCATCTCCTGGATCAGCTTGAACAGTCTTCGTGCGATCCACCGCGCCTCTCCAAGCGCAGCCTTCCGCTTCGGTGATTCAGCGATCTTCCTCTTCTCCTCCCCCGACAGACGCGGCATTCAGTACTCCCAGGATCAGGTCCGACATGGTGCCCCGGTAGCGCACCTTCACCCGCCGCCACCGGTTGCACTTGCACGTCACCTGAGCCTGGAGACCGTGGATGCGGTCGTTCTCCGTGAACGTTCCGGCGAACTCCTCCCACAGGTCATCCGTGGGCATCGGCGTTTCGTTCCGGTTCACCTCACACCCCCGCATGTGGTGGCGGAACTCCCGGCTCTTGATCTCGTCTCCCCAGCTGAAGGCGTCATCTCGGTGAGCCTCCGGAACCACCTGCATCTTGCGGCTGTCAGCCGTCGACAGGTACCTCCAGAACGCCTTCTCGTACTCCTCCACCCACGGCTCCTTCACCTTCCGTGGCTGACCAGGCAGCGGATTCACCAGTCGCTTGACCATCTACATCTCCTCAAGCAGTTTCGGCTTTGTCTCCGAGAACGCGTACACGATCTCCGGTCGGTCGTACTTCTCCATTCCTCGGTCTCCGATCCGGAGCATCACCTCGTGCGTGTACTTTCCGTTCTCCACCTCGTGCACCAGCCCCTCGTTCGCCACCGTGTCACCAGGCACCAGCGATCCCCTCCGTGTCATCCCCCACGTCCGTTTCACCCCCGACGTCAAGCTGACCGAAGCCCTCCCCGCTCGTAGCCCCATCTCTGCTCCCCGAGCCTTGATCGCTTCTACGTCCACTTTCTTCCTCCTGTTCGTCAGTACCCGCGCCGGGATTCGAACCCGGAAGCCTTACGGCATCGGTTTTTAAGACCGCCCTGTCTGCCAGTTCCAGCACACGGGCCCGTTCCTGCTCGTAGACCTTGCGTGCGTTGGCCAGCTTGCGTTCTGACCGCTGCCACTTCGTCACCTGGACGTGGCACCTGTGGCACAGCGTCTCTAGGTTGTCGCTGTGGTGGACGCAGCCCCATGCGTAGCCTTGGCCGACCAGAGGCGTCTTGTGGTTCACCTCCGGCATCAGAGGCTTCACCACCCGGATCGTGAAGACCTTCCATCGTGGCGACCATTCTTCGATCGCTTTCTGGAAGGCTCCTTCGTCGTCGTACTGCTCCCACCTCGGACGTTGCGGAGCTGACGGCAGGAGCGCCCAATCTTCTTCGAACGCTCCCACCGTCAGTACTTCGCACCTCTGGCACTTGTAGCCGTCTCGGACCAGTGCTGCATCTCGGGCTGTGTCCCAGTCGTGCTGTCGGCGGAACTCCTTCATGCACCCGTCTGAACACCACCTGCGCCGTTTGCCGCTCAGACGCAGCCCGCACCAGTCACAGTGACCGTCGCGGTGCGGAGGCATCAGGGTGCATTGCATCGGTTACGCCTTCTCTGCTTCTTCAGCGAACTTCCGGCAAGCCACATGCTTCTGCTTGCTGTCCGGTTCGAAGTCCGGCTCTCCCGGTACCAGGTGGCCGAACACTCCGCAGACTGTGTCTCCTTCTCCTTCGACATCCATCGAGGTCATCGACAGGTGCCACTTTCCCTTGCCGTTGATCTGGATCCAACGATTCGCCATGACGCCTCCTTCTTTCCTCGATGTTGCCCTCCACAGCCGGTTCTCGTGGGACCTATCGTCTCGTTTTCGATCCGATCCGTACGTTGGCGTCCAGGTCTGCCACCGTGAACGGCTTCGGAGCATCGGTCCGTGGTCCCACGAGCCCTGCATCTACTTCCTCCGCATCCCCGACCCCAGGTGCTTCTTGTAGTACTCGACGGTCGACTTGATGCCGTCCTCCAGGGAGATCTTCGGCTCCCACAGCAGGTCCCGCTTCGCTGCTTCGTGCGACACGGGCTTCACCGTGATGTCGCCCTTGCGCGGCTCTCCGTACTCGATGCGCGTTCCGGGAATCGCCTTCGCCACTGCATCGGCGATGTCCTGGATCGTGACGATGTCGTCGGACACCAGGTTGTACGTTCCGCCTTCCGACTCGTCCCACTGGTCCAGGACGGCCAGGTGCGCCTTCGCCACGTCTTCCACGTGGATGTACTGCCTCCACTGGCTTCCGTCCCCGTGGATCGTCAGCGGACGGCCTGCCAGGGCTCGCTCGATGAACGAGTGCACGACCACTCCGGGCGTCATGCGCGGCCCGTACTGGATGCCGTAGCGGAAGATCGTCACCGGCAGGTCGTACTGGTGCATGTAGTCGCGGGCGATCATCTCCTCGAACAGCTTGGAGGTGACGTACGGGTGCTCGGAGCGGATCACCTCCACGGGGTCCTGCTCGATGATCTCGTCGCGCGGGTCTCCTCCGTCGCGGTGCCACTGCACCTGAAGGCCGGACAGGAGCGTCGATCCTGCGATCACGACCCGTTCCACTCCGGCGTTCTTCGCTCCGTCCAGGACGTTGACGGTTCCCACGCAGTTCAGCTGGGTGCACAGCCACGGGTCGTTCACTGCCTGCTGCGTGTTGCTCATCGCGGCCAGGTGGAAGACGACCTGGAAGCTGCTGAACGCGGCCAGGCAGGCGGTGCGGTCCAGGACGTCCAGCTTCTGGTACATCACCGACGGGTGGAACTTGGGCGGCTGGGTGTCCATCAGGACGACGTCGTGTCCGGCCTTCAGGAGCACGTCGGCTACGTGGCCTCCCACGAACCCCGTTCCGCCGACGATTGCGATCCTCACTTGCTCTCCTCCTCGTTGTTCGGCTGCTCCTTCACCTGGCAGCAGCCGTCACAGGTGTGTACGCCCAGGGCGCTTGCGTCATCCTTGGTCCAGCCCAGGCTGGTCAGCTTCCGGACGGTGAACGCCATGCTGTCCGGGTCCGGGTGACGGCTTCCGTGCGGGCAGATCCGGTACGCCAGGTACGCCTTGCCGGGGTCCATGTACAGGTCCCATAGGCGCATGTGGTGCTGCGAAGGGTTGTGGATGACGCAGGTCTGGCCGTCGCATACGGCCTTTCCATGGGTCTGGATGGGCCCTTGCGACCTGGTGGAGACCAGATCCAGGCGCTCGTCCGTGAACGGTGTGCTCACTGCTGTCCCTCTTCGCCAGTCTGCGGCTCCGGAAGGCCCGGCGGACGAGCCAGCACATGCGCTTCGTCCTTTCGCTGTTCTGCCAGCAGTCCCCTGATCTTCTGTTCCTGCGTTTCTTCACTCATCGTCTTCTCCTCCAAGGATGCTCATTGCCATCGAGTAGCCCTCCCAGTTGTCCACTCCGGCCTGCTCAAGGGCGTCCAGCTTCGCCCGCGCCTTCTCCAGGTTGTCCAGCTTGTCCTTGCTGACCGTGACCATTTCCATCAGTACGGCTCCACTGTCACGATGCGGTCGGTCGTGACGAACTCGTTCCTGCTTCGGTGCAGCAGGATGTCCGTCACTCCGCTGTCTTCTTCGAACCCTCCGGCCAGTCCGACCTGCCCCGTGTACACGTTGTGGTCGGTGTGGTCAGGGTGAGCGTTCAGCGACTGCGTCACCCAGCACACCATCCACGGAATCTCCGGGATGTACGGCACCGACCGGTACAGCTGGTCGTGCTCCAGCCACTGCCACTTGATGCCCTGGTCGTCCAGCTCGTTGTCGCCGTACGGCAGTGGCTTCGCCGTGTGCAGAACCGACTTCGCCATCTCCTCCGTCGGCAGGTGCAGAACGAACAGGCCGGTCTCCCTGATGTTCCTGTCGGTGTCCGAGTCAGGCTTAACCGACAGCATCAGTACCGGCGGTTCGTACGAGATCGGCGTCCACCACGACTTCGGGGAGGCGTTCACCGATCCGTCCTCCCCGACCGTGGCGACCAGGGACGTCACCAGCGGAGGGCGCATGTTCTTCCAGAGCGTCATCGCTCTCCTTCGATTCGAAAGCCTCACAGCGCGGGGCCTCCTAAGATTCGGAGGCCCCGCGCTGCCTTCACACTCAGACCATGTCGGTCAGGACCTTCGTGGTCGCCTCCACGATGCGGACCAGGTCATCCCCGGTCAGCGTCTGGTACACCGGAAGCGCGAAGTGCCGGTTGCAGAAGTCCTCAGCCATCGGCATCGACAGGTCCTTGTACTCGGACCAGATCGGCTGCTTGTGGCAGGGCAGCTCGTACACCTCTCCCGGCAGGTCGATACCGTGCTCCGCCTTGACCCGGTTCTTGAACTCCAGGCGCTTCGCGTGGTCCCAGCCTTCCGGCAGGATCCGGATGTAGCGGTAGCCGTTCGGCTCCATGCCGTCCGACTGGGCCAGCTTCGGGACGTCCTGCCAGACGCCGCCCGTGGCGCTGAGGGCGTCGTCGTAGTGCTGCATGATCTCCCGGCGTCGGGCGATGTTCGGCTCGATGCCCCGCAGGTTCGCCAGACCGATCACGGCCTGGATCTCCGTCATGCGCCAGCTGTAGCCGTGGCGGATGATGATGCTGCGGCCGAAGTCCTGCGTGCGCCCGTAGTTCCGGTAGATCTTGCACTCGTTCGCGAAGTTCTCGTCGTCCGTGACGATGACGCCGCCCTCACACGCGTGCATGGGCTTCGTGGCGTACAGGCTGAACGCCGACGCCAGACCGAACGATCCGGCCGGTGCCCCGTCCAGGACCGCTCCGTAGCTGTGTGCGGCGTCTTCCAGGACCTCGATGCCCTGGGCCTCGCACCACTCCGTGATCTCCTTGCTGTCCCGGGCGATCAGGCCGCCCGTGTGCATCAGGATGATCGCGACCGGAACCTGGCCGGTGGCCTTCTTGCACTCTGCGACGGCCTCCTGGACCTGCTCCAGCCGTGCGAAGAGGTGGCCGTCCCATGCCCCGTCGAAGTACCAGGGCTGCCCTCCGGCGTTCACGATGGACTGGAGGATCGACGGGAACGCCAGCGCCGGGAACAGGACGTACTTGCCCTTCAGGTCACCGCCTTCCCCAGCGATGATGCGGAGCTGAAGCTCGAACGCTGCCGTGTCGGACGCCACGGCCACGCCGTGCTCCCGGCCGCAGGCTTCCGCGTACTCCTTCTCGAACTCGGCCGTGTACTTGCCGAGGACGACCTGGCCGGACGCCAGGATCTTCTGCGTCTCCTCCAGGATGTACGCCTGCTGTTCGTCGGTGAAGCTGATCCGGTGCGATGCCAGGAACGGCTGCTCGGTCATTCGTTCTCCTACTGTGCTTCGGTGGTCTTGCCGGTGTCAGGCCGGATGTGGCGGTCGAGCCACGCCTCGTCGACGTGCTCGTACTTCCAGTGCTTCCGTACGTGCTCCAGCACTTGCAGCTTGTTGTCGCTTGTCACGACGTACGGCTGGTTGCAGGTGGGGCACTTGAACTCGCCGATTACGTTGCTCATGCGTACACCGCCTCGAAGAGGTTCATCGCCCAGATCACGTCGTGACGGGCGTCATGCATCGTGTCCTCCTTCCTCGGGACTCCCAGCCGGTCGGTGAGGTCCGACGGCTTCCACGGCGGTGTCTGTCCGAGCTTGGCCGCCGCCAACGTCTCGACACAGACCAGCCGGTGGTGCCAGTTCGGCTCCAGGCCGAACCGTTGCAGGAGGCGTTCGATCCGTGCGGTGTCGAAACTCGGGACCGCCCCAACGATCACCGTGTTCCGCATCGCCTTGTGGACCGCCTCTGCTGCCTCCCAGTCCCACCCGTCGAGGAACTCGTCCTCCCGCTTCTCCAGGACATCGTGGAAGCGGTTGATCCGCAGCGACTCCGGGTCGGCCAGGAGCATTTCGTCTTCGGTCGGGCGTACCAGAAGCTCCAGCTGCGACTGGGTGTTCAGCCGCGTACCGTCCCACTTCGCGGTGCGGGCGTACAGCTGCCAGATCGCTCCGGTCTCCACGTTCAGGTTCGTGGTCTCGCAGTCCACGAACAGCAGGTCTCGTTCAGTCATGGGGCGTCTCGTCCTTTCGTTCTCCCAGCCCCACAGACACGTAGGTGCAGGTGATCCGGCGGCAGTCCTGCCATCGCTCCGTCGAGTCGGGTGCGTCCAGGTGGAAGGCGTTGTGCGTCTGGTCGACGGTGAAGAACAGCATGTCCTTCATCAGCTCCGCCTCTTCCTTGGTCGTCCAGTCCTTGCCGAAGTTCCGGCGGTGCAGACGGCGTGCGATGTCGTCGGACATAGCGTGGAGTCGTTCAGCAGGCGTCAGAGCTTCCGTGCCGATGCCTGCAACTACTTCCACGTCCTTGCGGAAGTGCAGCAGATCCTCCATCTCTGCTCGTTCCACCACATGCTGCTGGAAGCGTGCGTACGCCTCGTTCTCGTTGACGTCGGTGTACTTCGCTCCGCACGTGCAGGACACCTGCGTCGGACCCCGTTCAGGCACGGCGTACCACCGTTTCCTGGAGTCGCTTCTTGGCTTCCTGAAGGCCCTGGTGCGCTTCCCACTCCTTGCGCCAGTTCGACTTCTCCGGCCAGATCACCAGGCTGAAGTCGAACGGCGCATACGAGTGGATCAGGTCGACGCGCTCCCACTTCGACTTGGCCCAGGCGAACACCGTCACCGGGTCGAAGACCATCTCTTCCGGGATGATGTTCGTCTTCCACGTCGAGAACAGCGTCACGAAGCACGCCCGCTCGGTCATGCCGACAAGCTCGGAGATCGCCCGCTGTACCCTCGCGAACTCTTCCTGCTGCGAGCTGTGGTGCTCCTTCAGGGCGTACGCGGCGATCGACACCGTGTAGTCGAACGCCTTCGGGCCGAACTCCGCGTATGCGTCGTCCGCCGTCCCCGTGCGAAGCTCCCAGTTCCCGTCCTCGTGGAACTCCTTCAGGTTCTTCTCGGCCTGCGCCGTCATCTCCGGCAGGATGTCGTAGCCGATGTAGGCGTTCGGCTCCAGACCAAGCTCCGTCAGGTGCACGTACAGGTCGCCTGTGCCGGACCCCATGTCCAGCAGCGTGAAGTCCTGCTTCGCTCCTCCGAACAGTTCCAGCTGCTTCGTCAACTGCTCGAACCGCATCGTCTGGTTGTACTCCATGCCGTACCCGGTCGATGCAGCCCCCGACGTCGCCCTTTCCAGGGCGGCACCGTAGAACTCCTTCTCTCGCTCGATCGCTTCCGTCATCTGCTCCTCGTTCTCCGTTACTGTGTGGGGCCCCGGAGGGCGGCCCTTGCGCCTTGTGGCCGCCCTCCGGTCTTTCACTTACTCCTGCGGCCCCGACGTGCCCGGCGCTTCTTGTGGAACACCGCCACGATCCGCTTCTGCCGGTCCTCCGCGATCAGGTCATCGACCCAGTCGGCCAGGATGTTCACCAGCTTGTGCACGTCTTCAGCAGGAGCCTCCGGGTTGAACCACCAGCCCAGCGGCTTGGCAATCTCGTTCAGCTCCTCGATCGTGCCGGTCACTTCGCCTCCGTCTCTGCCCGAACTCCTTCACCTAGTCCGGGCTGTCTGTCACTGTCCGGGCTGGCCGTTGATCTGCCGGTCCAGACCGATCACGTGCTTACACGCCCTCTCCGACGACCTGTACGCCGGGCATGTGCACGTCTCCTCCCGCAGGTTCACCTCGTAGATCTCGTCCGACGTGAACGACTTCACCTGGTACCGGTCCGCGTCGATGATCTCTCCGGTCGCCTCGTTGATCAGCGGCCTGTACTGGATCTCCTCCGGTGCACGGCTCGCCAGGACGTCGTTGTACGCCTCCCCTCCTGTCAGGATGCGTGGCTGCGGGCAGTCGGCCAGCTCGTACGTCTCGTACGGCAGCCTGTACTCCGGCAGGTCCATCAGCGCATGCCGGTAGCGGTCCTCCTGCTGGCTTTCGTCGTTCGGGTCGATCACGGGCTTGTAGCCCTTCAGCAGTGCGGCGTCGTAGTAGAACTCCCTCGCCCATGTGCGATCGAAGGACTCACCGTTCGCCCGCGCGATGGCGTACAGGCGGGTCTTACCGTCCCGTGTGTGGCCATCTCGTGCTACTGCCGGGACCGGGATCTTCCACCCTTCCTTCCGGCGCATCTCGTACATCCAGGCAGCGTCATCCATCTCCCGGTTCTTCTCGGCCCTGCACAGAAGCGCCACCGCCATGAACGGGATGTTCCACTCCTTGCAGACCGAAGCCATGCGGTATAGCGCGTGGATCCGCTGCGGCATGTCCGGGTCGCCCAGACCGATGTCTTCGGCGGTGATCGCGAAGATCCTCCGCCAGAACGTGTACTCCTCTCCTGATTCCAGCAGCTCGGACGCCCAGTACAAGGCTTCCGGCTCCATGCCCCGTCGGATCATCTTCTGGAGCGCCGACACGACTTCCGCCTTCACGTAGCGGTTCTTCGTGATCGGGCTGGAGCTGCTCCCCACCTTCGCGCCGTTGGCCTCGCGCTTCCGGGTCTTCAGGTCCTTCTGATACGCCTGGTCAAGCATTCCGCCCATCAGAGCCTCACACCCTTCTCCCGCAGGTCACAGTCATCGACGGTGCAGATCAGAACGAACTGGATCTCGTCCGTGTCGTTCAGCTCCTTCTCGACCCTCAGAGAGCCCTTCACCTTGCACTTGGGGCAGTGCACGCTCTCCAGGGACTTCGTCAGCTCCCGCTCTCGGTCGTCGGCGTTCATACCAGCGACTCCTGCTGCGGTGCCGAGCGCTTCTTCTGCTCGTACCGCTCCCACTCCCGACCTGCCTGGACCGCCGACAGCAGATCCATCAGGCGAGGCGTCCTCGCCAGAAGATTCGTCGCCGACTCTTCGTACAGGTCATCGAACGCCCTGGCAGCCTTCACAGCCGCCGCCACTGCCTTCTTCAGGCTGGTGGCCTCCTCCCATTCCTTCAGGGCGTCAGTCACGTCTTTCTGCGTAGCCACTGTTACCTCCACAGGGGGCTCAGAGTTTATCTTTCCGACTCTCGCTCGGCGGTCGACATCCGTCCGAGTCTCCCTGCTTCACCGGCTTCGATCCATGCTATCGGCCTCCCTTCCTGGTGGTTTGTTAAGTAAAGGATGCCACTTCACCAGTACATGTAAAGGGTTCAGACACGGATCGAACAGGTTTCGCCAGGAGCTTTCTTTTGAACTGTCTAACGGCCAGCTAGTCTGTCAGGGTCAGTCAGCTTGTACACCACACGGGAAGGCGACCATGCCCCAGTACACGAGGGTCCTTGCACTTGGAGACTCCGAGACCTTCGGGGCTCGGGCGACACACGGCCGGACGTACCCGGCCATCCTGGAGGAGAAGCTCGACACGCTCGACACCGACGTACCTTCCATCGTCATCAACGCGGGCGTCAACGGTGAGCGCTCCTGGGAGATCGTCGACCGTGGTCAGCAGATCCTCCTGGCGGATGGCTGGATCCGCCAGACCATCTGCATGATGGGCACCAACGACTCCAAGCCCACCGCCCGCACCCCCATCGAGCACTACCTGGCTCAGTGGGACCGCCTCAAGCGACTGTGCCGTTGCACCGACACCCAGCTGATCGCCTTGGAGATCCATGCGATCCACCCGGTCGGCCAGCCCGAGTACGACGCCCAGTCCGTCCCCCACATCCGCTCCATGAACAAGGCGCTCCGTAACTGGTGCGCCAAGAACCGCGTTCTCTTCGTCGACGGTCTGTTCGATCTCTTCCTGCAAGACATCTCCCTCCTTGCAGACGGGATCCACCCGACCAACTACGGCAACGAGCTGATCGCCCAGCGAGTCTTCGACGTACTCGGTCGCCCGCTCCCTGTCGCCCCTGACCCGGTCGAGGTCGGCTCCGTCCAGTTCACACCCAGCCAGTCCATGCCTCAGCAGGCAAACACGGTCGACAAGCTGTCCAACGGCTCCATCCAGTACGTCCAGTAGAAACACGACGCCCCCCACAGAGCTTGGCTTCCAGGCGGCTCTGTGGGGGGCGTATCAGCGGCCGGTCCGGTGAGGAGTAGTCCCCTTCACCGGGCCGGTCTTTCTTGCTGCGGCTATTCTGCCGCGTCTGCGTCGGTCACGGTGATCAGGCTGCTGGAGATCTTCACGACGTTTCGCTTGCCTTCGTTCTCCACCAGCTGCGTACCGGCCTGCGATACATAGCCGACCACCTTCAGCTCGACTCGCTGACCGAGTACGAACTCCTCCTGCGTCGAGAACGTGGTCCCCAGGATGGACACCTTCGTCTCGGCCTCCAGGCCGGGAAGAACGTCCGGGGCTCCGTCCAGGATCGCCTGTGCTTCATCCGCCAGCGTTGCGTCAGTCATGGGACTCCTTCTTCGGTTCGACTACGCCCAGGTACTTCCAGCAGGGCCCGTACGGCTGGCCTTCATCATCCCAGCCGACCCCTTGCTCCTCCAGGCATTCCAGCACTGCCTTCGGGAGCCACCTCTTCTCGACCTTCAGCTTCGCTTCGTGAATCCTGTGGTGGCAGTCATTGCCTTTGAAGCTGCATAGCGTCAGACCGTTTCGAGGGTCGTCTACATACTGCACCTTGCAGTGGCTCTTGAAGACGATGTGGTGCGCTTCCAGATGACTTCCGTCTTCAGGTCCCCGATGCCCGCAGGAGACGCACCTGGCGTCACGCTGAAGGACCTTCTCCCTCCACTCCGAGAGATTCCTGGACCGGGGCCTCTTTGCCTTCGGTCCCTGCTTCGGTACTGGCCTTATCGGCTCTCCGTACGCCACGCTGGCTTGCGTCTCCCATCCGTACGACCGCCGTCGATTCCTTCCAGCGGTCAACGATCCGTCGGTACTCCTGCTTGCGGAACAGCTCATCCGTGCGCATGTTCGTCGACACGATCACCGGAGCAAGTCGTCCGTTCCGTGCCTCCACGATGCCGTCCATGATGCTCAGGACCCACGGGGGCATCGTTGCCGTGCCCCAGTCGTCCAGCATCAGTACCTCCACCTTCAGGCACCGTTCTACGACCTGCTTCCGCTGCTGCACGTCCTCCAGCTTCATGACCAGGTCGCTTGCGTGGATCTTCCAGACGCCGTGGTTCTCCACCAGCATCCTTCGGGCCAGGTACGCCATGGCGAAGGTCTTGCCGACCCCGGTGTTGCCGGTGAGCAGGAGGCCGCGACCCGCTTTGAGGTTGGCCGCGAGATTGCCCAGATACTCTTCGACAACGCTTCTTGCGGGGATTCTTGCCGGGTCTGGAGTGTGGTACCTCGGGGCGAATCCGGCCAGTTCAAGCCGCTCCCGGAGTTCCCTCTCTGCCTTCCCGACCAGGGGGCATACATCCTCGACCATGAAGGCCGGGCACTGCCCCTTCGCCTGACGTCCGTCCTTGCTCAGGATGATCGTCCCGTTGCAGGCGTCGTGGCACGGCAGTACGGACTTCGGCAGTTCTCCTGCGTCCCATGCGTCCTTCCACTCAGCTGTGGTCGAACGCCGGTTCTTCATGATCTGCTCGATGCGGTCCATTACTTGCGCTGTGGCCCCGCCGATCTGCACCGGGTCCATGATGGTTCTCCTCACCATCCGAATGAAAGCTCTGTCTCCACTACGTTATGCCCCTTCGTGGAAACTTCGCTCCGCGTTGCTCCTCCGTAGCGCTTTCCCTTGAACCTTTCTTCGTTCTTCACCCGGGTCCACAGCGTCTGCGGCCAGTTCTTGATCTGGCCCATTCGCTCCTCGTTTCCCATGCACCAGATCAGGAAGCCTTCGGTGCACGAGGCCAGGTCGATCGCCGGGTGGCGCGTGTGCATCAGCCGCAACATCTTGATGTCCCGCTCCTCCTGGTACGGCCAGGGAACCCCGTGCTGCTCCTCTGCTTCCTTCAGGAGATCCAGGGCTCCCTTGATCTCGTCTTCAACCGGCGTATCGAACAGACCCGTCATCACCACTCCACGTTCTTCGCTTCGTAGTCCTCGTACCAGCCACACGAGTTTCGGCAGTTCACGGTCGCCATCCCGACCGTCTCGGTGTTCTCTTCCAGACTTTCGCCTGAGTCCACCCACACCTTGCCGTCTGCGATTTCCTTCACGCGCCACAGCTCATATCCGCGTACATTCCTTATGACGCTGAGCTGGCCTCCACATCGGGGGCATCGATCTTCGCGCATTCAGTCACCTGTTTCGCCGGGATTCCCAGGTACTCCCTGGTCTTGTCGTTATCCGAGACCAGGTCTACTTCCAGTACTTCACCGATTACCGGTCGGGTCTTGAACCAGCCTTCTGCGTGCTCCCAGCAGACTGGGATCCATCCGACGTCTCCTGCTGCTTTCTTCAGGGGCAGCAGGTAGATCGCTGCGATGTCGCACGTCTTATCGGCGCGGCATACAAGACGGCTCTCCGTCATTCGGTTCCTGTCGTGACTCGGTGTTCGTTCATGTACTGCTCTCGGTCTTTCACCGTGAGCTTCTTCGTGTCCTTCGGGAGTCGTGTCTTGCAGCGTTCGACGTCCTCCTTCAGTTCGGGCTTCCTCTTCACGACCGCGTCGACCTTGTAGGCGGTGACTCCTACGACGTTCAGGAAGTCGTCTCCGAGCACGATCGCCAGGCGTCCTACGTCCCAGACGTTCTCCCAGGACGGCTCTACGTCGAAGACCATGTCCCCTACGAACTGCGGTCCATCATGGACGGCCTTGGTCTTCAGTTCTTCCTGTACGTCAGCGATCAGAGGCTTCAGGTTCTTCATCACCAGCATCGCGTGCTTCATCAGCTCTACGCGGTCTTCCAGGCGGTCGGTCATCTGGAACTGCTGGACCAGTACCTCCCCTTCCACCGGTACTCCGGTGAACTCCGGGCAGGTCATGCGCAGCGGGCACCATGCGCAGTCTTCGTTCAGTACTGGCAGGGCCTCGTTGTCCTGGACGATACGACGGCACATCGCCATCAGCCAGTCCATGTACCGCTCGATCTGCCAGTCTTCGCGGTACGTCTCCACCTGCCTCCACTTGAAGGCGTCCATGATGCCGATCACTCGTACGTCGTCGGGGTGGACGTCCGGCAGGTACTTGTGGGCATTCGCCTTCGCCAGAGCGATGTAGTGCGTGAACTGGTTGTCGGCATCCAGTGTCTGCTGGCGGGGCGGGAAGCGGTTCGACTTGTAGTCCTTCACCACCAGGACGTTCGGCTGGTTCGGGTCGATGCCGATCCAGTCGAGGCGTCCTCCGAAGTGGTACTGGACTCCGTCGATCTCCATGAGCGGTGCGGTCAGCTCCTGCTCCACCGCCACGCAGGCGTATCCGTCGTCTGAGCGGTCCATGTAGACCGTCAGGTCGTCGATGGCCTCCTGGTACGCCTCGGGCCCCAGAGTCGTCTCAGCGCGTGCCCACGCCTTCTCCAGGGCGTCCGGGAGGGGCGGCAGGTTCTCTTCCTCCACCAGGTAGAACACGTCGTGGAGCAGCGTTCCGTACTCCAGGGCGTACGAGCGCATCTCCTTCAGGCCGCCGTCTACGTACTTCGCCTTGTACAGGTGCGGGCATCCGGGCTCGTCGGCTACTCCTTCCAGACTGAACCCGGTCGAGCCGTACGTACGGATGTGGCTCGTTCGGATCGTGTTGTCGGGGATTCGCAAGCTGACCTCCTACTGAGACCGGTGCCTGTCCCTGTTGGTCGCAGGGGCAGACACCGGTGGCTTCACTTCTTCTTGCGTGCGGCCTGCTTCTGGCGCTTCTCTGCCGTCCAGTAGCTCACACGCATCTGGTGGATCAGATCAGCTTTCTTCAGACCCTTCGCGACGACTCCGAACTCCTTGGCCATCTTCCGGAGATCGTCCAGTTTCATGGACTCCCAATGTTCTGCCACGACCTCCTCCTGGCATCAGAACGGCGGCTCGTCCGAGTATCCCCGGCCCTGCGCCATCTGGGGAGGACCAGACGACCAGGCGTCCTGCTGCGGCCCCTGCTGCGTCCTCTGGGCCTGCTGGCGCGGCTTCCCCTTCGGGATGACCACCTCGGCCCGGATGCGGGTCTTCGACTCCTTCTTGCCTTCGTCGTTTTCCTTGACCCACTGCGACAGGCTGCCCTTGACGTACAGCTCTGATCCCTTGTCCAGGACCTCCACAAGTTCCTCGGCGTACGAGCCGAAGACCTCCACCTGGTAGAAGCCGGAACCTACGGTCGTCTTCTTCGTCTCGCGGTCCCACTTCCCGAAGCCGTCGTCCACTGCGACGTTCAGCTCCAGAACCGGGAACCCCTGGCCCAGGAAGCGCATCTCAGGCTCCCTGGTCAGGCGTCCGCTCACTTCCACGATGTTCATTCGGGCGTCTTCTCCGTCTCGATCAGTACGACCCCTGCTTCGAAGCCACCCACTCGCTGAAGCTTCGCCCTCCGGATCGCTTCCAAGTCCGCTGGAGTCATCCCGTGGTACTCGGCCAGGCAGATCACGACTTCCAGTACGTCTGCCAGCTCCTCGCCAAGGGACCGTTCGTCAGCCAGTGCCGCCTCATGGGCTTCTTCCACCAGCTTCTTACGAAGGAGGACGTTGATCTCGCCGTCCTCCAGGCTTCGCAGGTTCGGCCGGAGTCCCTGCGCCTTCATCTTGGCAGGGACTCCGTCACGGATCAGCTTCTCGGTCACAGAGCTTCCGGCTCCGACTTCTTGCTACCACCCACCGGGCGGTTGATGACGATGCGCCGCGAGTCGTGCTTGTCGCCGTAGACGATCAGACCGGAACCGGCCAGACGCAGCCACGACAGGTTCAGCTCCAGGCCCTTCTCCGTCACCTCGCCCACGATCGTGTCGCCCACCTTGATGGCGTCTCCGTCGATCCGAACGTCACTCATGTCTTCTCCTTCTTGTGGTTCTTCAGGCCGCCAGCATCATTCCGAGGAACTTCTGCTTGACCTTGTGCGGTGTGCCGAACCAGACGGCTTCGGTCTGCTGCTCCTCGAAGGACTTCTCCTTGCTGGACCTTCGCGGGCTCAGCCAGTCCTCCAGTTCAGCCACAGCCTGGAGCGCCCCGTACTTGGTGTAGCGCCAGGCGTCGTTCACCGTGGTCGATGCTTCGAAGACGCCCAGGGCAGCCATCTGCTTCTGTGCGTTTCCGTCTCCACGGTCCTTCGACGGCCAGAGGAGGCGTACGGCCTTCTCCATCTCCGCCTTCGAGAAGTCCTGCCCCACGAGGATGTTCATCGTGGCTTCGAACTCCTCGTCGTACTTGTCCGACAGCTCCAGAGCCTTACGGACTTCCTCGGCCCGGTCGCTGATCGACTCGGTGTGCCGGATGCGCCACATGGCCGGGCTGGTCTGCATGGCCAGGTTCAGCGTGTTCCGGCAGCTGATCCGGATGTTCGTCCGCATCACCGTGAGCTGCATCGAACCGTCGTAGCTGTTCGCCAGGCACAGGAACCGTTCAATCGGGTCCTCCCCGGCCACCATGATGTTGTCCGGCATCTGCATCGTGATGTACGTGACCTTGCCGTCCGAGAAGCTTCCGGCCGCGTCGTACGTGGCGTTCGCTCCCTTGACCAGTCCGTCCATCAGCTGGAAGCACTGCCACGGCTGATACACCTTGTACCGCGATCCGGCCTTCCCCAGAACAGCACCGTCCTTGTCGCGGATCACTCCGAACGATCCCGGCAGTGCGATCTTGCGGGCCTGGTCGATCGACGCGGTCTGCGGCTCCAGGCTGTCTCCCCATGACGAGACCAGCGTGTGGTCCGTCTCGGCGTACAGCGGGATCAGTTCGGCCTGCCAGTCCAAACCTGCCGTCCTCATGGCCTCCAGGGACGACCCCATGCCCTTCAGCGGCGTACCAAGCTCCTGCCACGGCGTGCTGCGGTCGCGATAGAACAACGACTCGATCTGCTGGTCCTGCATCCGTCTACTCCTGTGTCCGTCAGCCGATGGATTCTTTTTGAACCCGGATCCCCGCCGCCTGCTTACCGATGGCGCGGGCCATCATTTCCAGCTCACCGTCCTTCAGTACGTCGTAGCTCGGTGCCCCGTCCGGTGTGAACGTCAGGGTCTTCGAGAACGACTTGGCCATGTAGTCGCCGACCTTTCCCCAGACGTCCTCCCAGCTCATGCCGGTCACGTCCTGGTAGTCAGCGACGATCAGCCGCATCTTCTCCAGCAGTTCCTCCCGGGACAGCACCATCTTGTTGCGGGGCTGTCCGTTCTGCTGCTGCGGCTGCTGGTACTGGAAGCGCTGAGCCTCCTTCATCTCCTCGTAGGAAGCCACTCCGGATCCGGGGAGTACTCCGATGCCCCATGCTCCGAGAGCGCGGCCTCGGGCCGATGTCTCCACCTTCTCGAAGCGCGATGACTCGACTGCTCCTGATCCTCCGGTGGCCGGTACAGACGCGGTTCCGGGCTTACGTCCGATGCAGACGTAGCTTCCGTCTTCCACCTGCTTCCAGATCTCCGCGTACTCGCGGTACACCAGGTGCTTGTCGTCCCATACCAGGTATCCGGGGATACCGGTCGGCGTGGTCGGCTCCGGTACGAAGTCGATCCGCCAGTTTCCCCGGTCGGCGATGTCGTTCGCCATGGCCAGACGTCCTGCGACCGTGACGTACAGCGTGAAGACCGTCTTGTAGTCCTTACGCTTCTTGTCGGTCGAGACGTTCTTGCTCTGACCCAGCGGCTGGACGTACTCCACGTACTCGGAGAAGTCCAGGCCCCATCGCTTGATGCCCTTCAGCTTGTCGATCACTGTCGACGTGCTGGGCGGCTCCTCCGGGAACTCCCACGACGTCGGAACGTACTGTTCTTCCGCCTGGTCGATCTCGGTGCCGTTCCCTGCGTTCTCTTCGAGCGCCATACAGCCTCCTTGCTCTGCCCTCAGCATGGCATCCAGGACTGACAATCTAGTGTCGGTCAGGATGCCTTTCGCGCCGCAAGCGGCTTCACGCCCTCAAACACATAGCCCTTGCGCTGGAGGTCTTTCACGATCTCGTTCACGCGCTGTCGGCTGATTCCCAGCTCCTGCGCGATCTCCAGCTGCGTCTTGCTGTCCGGCTGCCCTTTCGTCAGATGCTTCACAACGAACGTCTGTCGCGCCGTGAGTCCTGTCTCCGGGTCTTTGCCATGGCTGTACAGACCAACCGCGTTCGGCATGGCTCACCACCTGTGGTTTTGCTCTGGGGGGATGAGTTAATGATCCCATACCGAACGCGGTTGTCAAGGGTTACAGCGCAGGATCTAGGCTGCGCTGTTCTCCCGAACGGCCTTGATCGCCCCGTGCACCAGGATCTCCAACGACCCCATGACGTCGTTGGCCAGGTGCCTGAACTTCTCCTCCCCCTCCAGCTCCGGGTGCTCGTCGATCACGTGCATCACCCGGCCCCCCAGGAACTGCGTCAGCGCCAGGACGAGCAGCGGATGATCCGCCACGCCCGTCAGGAACAGCTCCCGCAGCACCTCGTCGTTCCCAGCGGACGCCTCCTCCAGCTGCTTCTTGTGCTGCTCCACCACCTCGGGCGGCATCTGGGCCAGGTTCTCTTCGGCGTTCGCCTCCAGGACGTCCGCCATCTCCTTCGCCTTGGCCATCTGTTCCGGCGTCATGCTGCGTTCTCCTTCTGCTCCGCCTTCTCCTGGCGGTTCGCGTGCCAGTCTTCCGACCTTTGGCAGGTCGGGCAGATCTTGTGGTGCGGTGACTCCAGCAACTTGCCGAAGACGGCGATGCCGCCGCACTTCCAGCGAATCGTGAACGCCACCATCTGATGCGTCTCCCGGTCGATGACCAGAATCGCCCGGCGCGGCAGGTGCGTCGTCCCGGCCTTGCGGCCCACGAACGTCGCCTTGCCCCGCAGGACGTGGTGCCCGCCCTCCCCGTACCGGTACTTGTCCTTGATGGCCACCGAGACGAACGAGAACTGTTCGTCCTTGCCGCGCGCCTCCCGGCTCTGGATCGCCTTGCGGGCGAACGTCGTCAGGGCCTTGCTGTACGCCCGGTGCGCCTCGATCTCGGCGATCTTCTCCGGGCTCATGGGGAACAGCTGTGCGTGCGTCTTGCCCTTCTTCTCCGACTCCTTCGCGGGCACCGTGACCGGAGCCGGGTCCGTGGCAGGCCGCCTCAGCTTCCCCTTCACGGTCTTGCTGTGCCCGACCGTGCGCAGCCTCCCCTTGTTCCGTCCCAGGCGTCGTCCGATCTGCTCCACCTTCACCGTGGGCGGTTCAGCGGCCGGTTCCTTCACCTCCACCTCGGCGGTCATGCCGTTGCAGGTCACTCCAGCCGGAGCGCGCCCGCGAAGGTCAGCCGGTCGTGCACCTCCGCAGAAGCAGCATGCTGCTTCCTGCGGCCTGGAACGTGTCGGCTTCTCCAGTCCGTGCTTGTCCATGCATGACTCGCACGGCGTGTGGTTCCAGTGTGATGCCGTTCTCAGAGGCGACACCGTTACCTCCTCTCCATGTCCAGCGACTCGACCTGCCGTAGCAGCCGGTCGCGGTACGCGGGGTCTTCCTGGGCTCGTGCCCAGGCCCCACTGTCCACCCTGACGGGTCGGCCAGCCGTCGTCTGGCCGACCTCGTACAGGAAGTATCCGAAGCCTGTGTCCCGGCGGGCCTGGAGCTTCGTCCAGGCCCGCCACAGCGTCCGCATCAGTAGATGACCTTCAGCTCGGTCTCGATGCCTGCGCGGCGCTTCAGGAGCTGCACACCGTGCACGATCGCCAGGGTCGTGCACACCAGGTCGCCGCCGTGGACGATGCCGTCGATCGTCAGCTTCTCCCGGATCCACGACAGGTGGATCGAGTTCGTCAGGTCCAAGTGCATGCCGAACGCCCTGGACCACGGGTGGAGGACGGAGACGATGTGCGTCAGCTCCGTCCATTCCCGAACCTTGGGCGGCGTCTCCGTCACCATCACCTCGTACCGGGTGCCGGTGCTGGACTTGGCCTCCACGTACGCGGCTTCCAGCTTCACGTTCTCTCGAACGACCTGGAAGTTCGTGTACGCCTTGTCCGCGTCCTCCCGCCACAGCGGTCCGAACTCGTACGCCCGGCGCAGTTCAGCTTCCGACTGCCCCGGGAACTCGTACGCCTTGTCGACGTCGTCATCCATGGCCTCTACCTCCCTGTGGTGTTCTGGTTGATGAGTTAAGAATGCCTCTCATGGCCTACATGTAAAGGGTTCGGGCCTCGGTCAGGCGAGTTTCGCCTTGTCCCGGACGATCACGGCGTGGGCCTTCTCCGGAATCACCCGGTTGTCGGCTCCCGACTGGACGTACACCTCGTACCGGTCGTTGTCCTGCGGCTTCGGGATCGTGACGTCGACCCCCTCCGGCAGGTTCAGCAGACTCCGGACGCCGCCGTGGAGCAGCACCTTCTTCTCCCGGTCCCAGACCAGCAGCTTCTTGTGGGCCTGGATCGTCTCCCTCTTGGTCAGCTGGTAGAAGCCGTTGCCGCGCTTGTACGGCAGGTCCGTCGACTTCTCGTCCACGAGGGCGTCGATGCGCTCCTTCTGGTGGGCGTACAGGCGCTCGTACTCGTCCTTCGGGACGGGCACCAGTCCGGCGGCCTGGACCGTCTGCGAGTTCACGGCCTCCGCTCCGGTCGAGAACAGGCCGCCCGTGGGCTTCGTGCCGGTGCGGTGGCTCCGGAGGATCGTGGACGTCGCCGTCTGCATCGCCTTGGAGGCAGTGGCCAGTCCGGCGGCCGACGTGGCGTCCCAGATCAGGATGCTTTCGGGGTCGAACCCCAGCTCCTTGGCGTACGTCGCGCCGCGCTGATTCGGGACCAGTGCCCCGACCGTCCAGTTCGACTTCATTCCGTGCAGCTTGTTCTGGAGCACGTGGGCCGGGGTGACCGAGGCGTTCTCTGCGCCGTCTGTCACTACGTACACCAGGAAGTTGTGCTCGCCGTACCGCTGTGCGGTCTCCCCCAGCTCGTCGATCGCCTTGCACGTGGCGTCGATCAGGGCGGTCAGGCCGTCCGGCTGGTACCAGTCCTTCATCGCCGGGAGCGTCAGGACTTCCTTCATGCGCAGGACGTCCATGTCGTACAGGACGCAGTGCACGTGGTCGTCGCGGGTGCGGGCACCCCACTGCTCGCCCTGGAACGTGTACAGCGAGGCGCGGATCTCGTGGTCCGCTTCGGTGTTCTCCTTCACCATCGTGTCGATCTGGGCCAGGATCTCGGCCTTGACCTTCTCGGTGAGTCCGCTCATCGAGCCGGATTCGTCAACGACGAACACGACGTGCGACAGGCGGTTCGCCGTCTTCGGGCGGTGTCCCATGTCTTCTCCTGTTCGAACGGACCCGGCCGCCGTCAGCGGGGGCTTGGACGGCGGCCGGGTGCTTTGCGGGGCGGTGCGGTCAGGCGTTCGCGGCGGCAGCCAGCATCGACGACTTGCTGTGCGCGGTGACCATGCGGTTCACCTGCGTCGCCATCCAGCCGGTGCCCTGCCGGGTGAGGCGGGCCATCAGGCAGGTGTTCCCGGCGTCGGTGATCGTCGGCTTGAAGTAGATCTCCTGCTGGCCGTCGGTCAGGCGCAGTTCGACGGACTCGGCGTCCGTGATGTTCACGCCCTCCTCGAAGGCGGACACCAGGATGACCATGCCGTCCACCCACGGGGGCAGGGTGTTGAGGTGCAGCGAGATCTCCTCCACCTGCGGCTTGTCGCCGCCTCCGCGTCCCAGGCGCATGATGCCGCCCATGACGCCCCCGCTGCCGGAGTCGGCTCCGATGGTGACCGAGCCGTTGTTCAGCGGGTCCTTGTTGCCGTGGTAGCACAGGTCCTTCGGGTCGCGGCCCTGGTAGATCACGGCCTGGATGTCCAGGTCGATCTGCTTCAGCTTGGCCGCCTTGCCGGACAGGCCCTTCTTGCCGCCGGTCGTCGACTTCCACGTGAGTGTGGCGGTCACGTCGTTACCAAGGATCGGTACCGGTGCTCCGGCTCCCAGGTCCTTCACCATGTTGCTCATCTGTCGTCTACTCCTGTTCGGTACTGCTCGTTACTTCGCGGGCGGGTTCGGCGGGGGCGGCGGTGCAGGAACGCCCTGGCACTGCTGGCGGACCATGTTTTCGTCACCCCACTCGTGCGGACCGTGCGGATACTGATCCGAACACTGCACGTCGTTTCTCCCGTCCTCCATCCAGGCGTACTTCGCCTGGGGCCCTGCTGCTTCGGTGACCTCTAGAACGGTGCGTCCTAGCGTCCACCTTCGGGCGTACGGCGGTGCCTCGATCACTATGCCGTTCTCCACGACAAGACCCACCGTATACCGGGGGTGTGACACGCACAGCAGCCCGTCCATTGCCTCCTACACCCCCTCGCAGGCAGTTCCGTCGCCGTCCATGTCCAGGTCCGTGCGGTACCCAGCGTCTCCTCGAAGCAGCGGCAGAGCACCTACAGCCTTCGCGGCGTCGCAGTTCAGGTAGAACGTCGACAGCGTCGGTGACGGCTCCACATTCTTCGGCAGCGGTGTCCGGATGGGCGTCTTCTTGACGACCGGTTCCGTCGTCCGATTCGACGTCCGTTCCGTCTTCGTAGGCGTACTGGAACGGTTCGACGTCAGTCCAACCGTCACCATTGCGACCGTCAGGCCGACCAGCAGGCCCACGAACACCTTCATGCCGGTCGGGGCGGGCTTCTGCTTCCTCTTGTGCCTGGCCACCGGTTTCCTCTCTCTCTGCTTCAGGTGCGCCATCCTGTGGCGCACTGCCACGTCATGGACGACGCACAGGCTTGCGTTCGTCGCGGGGAGCCTGCATCGGCGGTACCGTCGGCGGCTTCGCCAGATGCAGGTCTCCACGGTCGTCTCAGAAGACACGGTCCCCCAGAACCGGCATGGTCGGGTCGTCAGCCACCTTGGCCAGGTACACCTCGGCCAGGCTGACTTCCTGCGTGATCTCTCCCGGAGCTTCCTCGGGCTCCAGGTACTTGTCGTGCTTCCTCGCCCAGGGAGCCACCAGGGCGGACGAGATCGCCAGGAGCAGTCCTGCGGCTCCATACGCGATCTGTGTCGTCCAGAACAGTGCTCCCATGCAGGCTGCGGACGCTCCGGCCGCACCGAAGGCGTAGTCCAGGCGGATCCTGCTCCAGTTGCGGGGCTTGCGGTGCTTGTTCTCCTGGGCTGTCTCGGCCCCGGCGCGGCCCTTCTCGTACTTCAGCATCGCCTGCTTCACCCCGAGGGGCACCAGGATCAGCTCGTTGAAGCCGCACTTCGCGTCGTAGTAGAAGTTCAGCATCTTCAGCACGTAGAAGCTGGGCCACGCCTTCAGCACGTGCCACGGGTTCAGCTTCCGCTTCCACGTCCCGTAGGCGACCGGTGCTCCTACGATCATCGCCTCGCCCGCGATCGTCCACCCGGCGACCGACTCCCACGTGTGGCCCAGCAGGATCCACAGGATCGGGAGAAGGAGAGTCAGCGGTGACATCAGGATCTCGATCAGGGCGACGTTCACCCACAGTGCGAGAGCCTTCTTCTCCTTCATCATTGGCCACCAGTGCTGCCGGACGTTCTGGAAGTAGCCGGACTTCCACCGGTACAGCTGCTTGCTGATGTACTTCAGGCTGATCGGCTCGGCGGCGTACGCGACCGCCTCCCGGACGTACACGGCTCGGCGGCCCAGGATCTGCTGCGACCACGTGTAGTCGATGTCCTCGACGATCGTGCGTTCCGGGAACCCTCCGAACTGCTGGAGGTACGTCATGCGGAACGACGAGCAGCAGCCGGAGCAGACGAGAGGCGCGTTGTACGCCTGCTGGACTTCCCGGAACCAGTGGAACCCGGCCAGGTACTCGATCAGCCTGCCCTTCTCCCACACCGTCTTGCTGTGCCGGGTCAGGACGCAGCCTGCCGCGATGGCCACCGACTCGTCCTCGAACGGCTTCTCGATGTGCTTCACGTAGTCCGGGGCGAACACCGTGTCGGCGTCCACCGGGAGGACTGCGTCGGGTCGGCACCAGTCGGGTCGCATCAGGATCATGTCGAGGCCGTAGTTCTGCGCCTTCGCCTTGGATCCCAGGTTCTCGTCCGGCTGGTACAGGGTCACCCGGTCGCCGTAGCTTCGGGCGATCTCGGCCGTCCTGTCCGTCGATCCGTCGTCCACGACGATGATCTCCGAGAACGGCACTTCCTGGGCCAGGAGACTGTCGATCGTGTCTCCCAGCCCGTCTTCTTCGTTGTACGCCGGGATCAGCGCGGCGGTCTTCATGACCCGTTGTTCCTGTTGCGCATACGGTGGGCCCGGAACTTCGCCCATGCACCCGCCCCCAGGGCCGCCACACTCGCCGCGCCGTACACCACGACGCTGACGCCCGTGTGTGCCAGTCCATACATGTCCTTCGTCTCCTGTTTCTGGGGAGCCCGTCAGTCCCCGTCTGTGGCGCTTACGCGCCGGTCTTCTCCAGATCGTTCAACGCAGTCGCTGACCCCACGAAAGAGTCCAGCAGCTCCGTTGCCCGTGCCGTGCAGTTCGTCTCCCAGCCGGATACGAACAGGTCCTGCGTCTCCGGGGTCTGGTACTCGCCCTGGAGTATCCCGGTCCACACCAGGCAGTAGTCCTTCGACGCCGTCAGTCCGGACGCCATGCCAAGCAGGCGTTCGGCGTCCTGCATCATCTGCGGTCCTTGCAGGGACAGACAGTGCAGGATGACCAGGTTCCCCTTGCGGAGCTTCTGGCCGATCATCCGCATCTCCCTGTCGAAGCGGAGCCACCGGATGTGCGGGGCATCGTTGATCATGCAGTTCGGCGTCACGATCGCCGCATCGAACGGTTCCGGTTCGTCACCCTCGTACAGCTGGGTGTACATCCCGTGGTGCTCCCACTCCCGCAGACTCTGCCACGGCTGCGGCAGCTTCTCCGTGAGGGGCAGCTTCAGGTAGTCCAGCCGGTGCGCGTGCTCGTGCCACGTGTCCAGCCCCACGACGTTGTGGTCTTTCCTCAGTGCTCGAAGTGCGAGCGGTCCTCCCACATCTCCCAGCCCCGCCACCAGGATGTCCATCTACATCACCGTCTCCTGTCCGTTTCCCCGCTGTCCCTGGCGGCCTCGTACTGGGCCGTTTTGGGGTATGGGAAAAGAATGCCTCACATGGCTGTCATGTCAAGGGTTCTTTAAGGTTCTACCCGTTTTTCGGCTAGTTCTAGCCGCCACAACTCCTGTCGTTTCATCTGCACCAGCAGGACGAAATCGGCTATCCACAGGAGGAACAATCCCATCACAATTCCGGGGATCATCTGACCCTTGAGGAGCAGTGCTTCGACTACTCCTGCTCCTGCTGTTGCGACGGCTATCGGGGCCCACATGCAGAACGGCCTCAATACTCCGTACACCCCCAGCAGGATCATCAGGATGTACATCGTCACCGCCACTTGCTCACCTTCCTCCGGTACTGCTCCAGCGAGCAGTGGATGCCGCTGAACGTCGTGTGGAGCGGTGACGACTCGACGTACTCCCACTCCGTTTCCAGCAGCTCGAAGAACGACTCCTCGGCCGTGCAGCCGCCGTCCTGTTCCCCGGCGTAGAACAGCATGTCGCCTTCGTACTGGGACAGCGCCTCGTACGCGTCCTTCGCTCCAAGGCGCGGCCACACCAGGAGCAGCGCCCGGTTCGGGTGGACGGTGACGCACGATGCATCTCCTTCTCTCACCACCCAGTACCGGTCCGTGAAGAAGCGGTTCGGCTCCCCCATGGTCACCGGGTCGTAGGCCGCCACCTCTACGTGCAGCTGTGCCAGTTGCCACGCCCAGTAGCCGGACCCCGCCCCGGACTCCACCACCTTCCGGCCGTTCAGGTGCTTCACCATCCAGGCCATGTCGTACGGCGTCGGGATGCTCCACGAGTACTGGTGCACCAGCGCGTCTCGGCCTGCCCCCATCTGGCGGAGCTGTTCGGCCGTGCTCCGGCTGAACGACCAGTCCACGGCGAAGTCGGGCAGCCATTCGTTGTAGTACGAGTTCTCCCACGGCATCCACCGGACGATCTCCCAGTACGGGTTGTTCGTGCCCATCCGGTCGTGCCGTGGCCCCATCGGCTTTCGTTCGCCGAAGTACCTATGCCGCTTTCCGGCGTTCGGTTCCTTCCAGGCGTACTTCAGCCGGTCGATCAGTGCTTCGTGGTTGATCGCCACGTGTCCTCCGGTCCTTGCCTCAGCGTCAGGAAAGCGAACAGCCGGGCCGCCCATCTGTCGGCAGGACAGGGCAGGGCGGCCCGGCTGGATCAGCGGGCGGTCAGCCCTGGTTCTTCTCGTAGAGGCGTCCCGCGACCGCCAGGACCTCCCCCAGCGCGTTGTAGTACACCTCGCCGGGCTCCACCGGTCGGGCCAGGGCGTTGCCGGTGCTCGTGCAGTGGCGGACGACCTCAGCGGGCGGGATGGTGCCCCACTCCACGTCGCCGCCGTCGTTGTTCGGGCGGAAGAAGACGATCACGTCCTCGTCCTCGGGGAAGCGGATGCGCCCGGCGAACGTCTCCGCCATCATCGCCTTCAGTGCGTCCAGGTCGATGGTGTCCGGGACTTCCAGGTCCACCACGGCGCGAAGCTTCTGTGCCATTTACTTCTTCTCCTGTTCGATCATTTCCAGCGAGTTCCGGTACACCTCACCGCTCCACGTGGCCATGTGCGGGCGGGGTCCGATGTTGCCGCAGATGTACGCCCCCACCGTCGCCCGGTACCACATCTGCTTTCCGCACGGGCACTGTCGCGGGTTCTGGAGCCCAGCCCGGACGAACTCGTCCCTGACGACCGCACGCGCCCTTTTGATGGCGTCTTTCGTGCGGTACTCCAGGTAGTCGATCTCGCCCTGGACGTGCTGCTCGTAGTACGGGTTGTCCTCTACGTCGAATTCCCCTTCGATGAAGGGGGCGACGACTCCCGTTCCGCTCACAATGCCTCCCGGTGGTGGTGTTCCGTATTTTTAGAATGCCTCACATGGGCTTCATGTAAAGGGTTCAAGCCTCTTTCGGGCGAGTTTCCCCATGGATTTCGTTCTTTCCTTCTACACCCTCGGCCACCGCTCCTTTTTCCTCTGATTCCTTCGGCGTTGGTCCGCATATCCGTTCGCTGCGTACACCACGGCCAGGAACAGTGCCGCCCCCATCTCATGGGCACCTGCGAACCCCGCCACCAGCAGTGCGGTGCACACCCAATAGCCGATACGCCATTGGTTCTCTCCGGTCCGGACGTACACCTCCCCCACGTACACGACGGCCCAGACGGCTATCCAGGACAGTGCGTTCGCCAGTGCTTCCACTTCGTCACCTCATGTCTAGGGTTCCTACGCCTCTTCGTCGCAGGGACCGGGATTTTCTGAAGATTTCTTTCGGCTTCGTACGCCGCGCCTGGCCGTGCCTCAGCACCGGTTCAGGCAGGGACCTTGCCTTTGCCGAGACACGTTCCGCAGGTCACGTCTCGCTGGCGCTGCATCGTGTAGCCCTCCGCGTCGGTGTACGGCTCGGTCACGACCTTCGCGCCGAGACCTCCGCAATCACCGCACGGGACTTCTGCCTGCTGCTGCTCGTTGCTCATGGCTCTCCCTCATGGAACGGAGACCAGCCCGTCCCGGATGACGGCCGGGACGGGCTGGTCGGATCGTGGGCTGTCAGGCGTGGATCAGGATGCCGTCCAGCTCGGTGCGCTCCGCCACGTGGACGCCGGGGTGGTAGTTCTCCAGGCGCAGCAGCGTGTTCTCCTCGTCCGCGTCGTCCGGGAGGCGAACGGGGCCGTCGGAGTTCAGCTGCTCCACCAGGTCCAGGATCTCGCGGGAGTGCAGGATGCGCTTCGCGTTCCACATGAGCTTCGGATCGCTGTACTCGACCGCCCCGTTCTCGGTCCCGAAGGTCAGGCCGGACGCCAGTGTCTCCTTCAGCAGCGTCTGTGCGGGCGATCCGTTCTCGTAGACGGCCGGGTCGGCGACCAGCCGGTGGTCTTCGCGGATCCTGACCTTCACCGTCAGTTCGAAGTACGGCTCGTGCGTCTCGTTGCTCATCGCGTCCCTCACTTCTTTCTCTTCGGGTCGATCTTCTTGCCGGTCTTCGGGTCGGTCCCTTTCTTCGGCGGCTCCTTCGCCTTCGGGGCCTGGTCCTCGTACGCCGTGCCGCCCAGCAGTCGCCGCAGCGCCTTGCCGCGCGACCGCGCCGAGGAGCGGCGTTCGCGGCCGGTCGGGTTCTGTCCGACGTTCTCTCCGCCGCCGTCGCCCTCCCCACCCTGCCGGTAGCCGGAGGTGTTCTTCGCGTCTCCCATTTCTCTCCGTTCAGAGTTTCCGGACCTGGCGTCGTACCAGGTACTCGGAGTCGTTGGGCTGGCCCTGATCGGCAATCAGCGAGTCGTACAGCGCCTTCGCGTCCTTCTCGTCCGCGAACCAGGACCCGGAGAAGTGCAGCAGGCCGTACTCCATCTCGCTCCAGTCGACCGGATCGCCGGTCTGGCGCATGAGGCGGCCGACCAGCTCTCCGACCACCTCGTCCACGTCGTCGTCGCCATCCAGCAGGCGGGCAGCGGCCAGCAGGAGGTCGCGTGCTCGTGCCATGCGGTCGAAGTACTTGGTCGCCAGTTCGGTGCTGTCGGCGTTCACCGTGGCGTCGGTCGCGTTGATGCGGTGCTGCATCAGGCGGGCGATGGCGAACACCGGGTAGGCCAGGCGGTCGTTGAAGTGCCCGTACCGCATGATGGCGTCGGTCTGCTCGAAGATCGCCTTGTTCGCGGGCTCGCACTCGCGGTATCCGGCTTCGATCGCCTCGATCTTCGCGTCGAGGTCCTTCCACCCGTCGCGTTCCATCCACTGCGCCTTGTCGTTCTCGTACTCCGGTCCGAATTCCATACCGCTCTCCTCAGCAGAAGCCGTACGTGCCGCCGCGCGCCTCGTGCACGCCGTCGCAGATCCCGTCCCACCAGGTGAGGGCGTCGTCCCCGTTCCGCATCGGGATGTCCGGGCAGTCCATGTCGATCAGCTGCTGGATCGACTCGGCCAGCTCTCCGATCGAGTAGCACTCGACGATGTGGTCCCAGCCCCGCTTCGTGTAGTGCGTCCGCGCGGAGCCCATCACGATCTCCGCGAGCGCCATCGCCGACTCCTGAGCGGGCAGTTCCTTCACGGCTTCTCGGATCACGGTGTGCCTCCCCTGGTGGTGTTTTGGTGTTGATTAAAGAATGACACTCCACCGGCTTCAGTAAAGGGTTCGGCCCAGGTATCGCCTGGTCACCGCAGGTTTCGGGCTGGCCTCATGCCTCAGCTCCATCCATCACAAAGGCCCCGCCGGACTGGAATCGGCAGGGCCTTCTGTGCGTCCGTCGCTCCCCAGCGAATAGGACTAGTCAGACGGTAGCAGGCGGTCTCGTTCGGCTTGCAGCACTCGGTCGTGGCGTTCTTCCCAGGCCATGCGGGCGGCGATGGCTTCCTCTTCGGTGTCGAACGTCCCCAGGTGCTGGTACACC